GGAAGAGCCAGCGCAAGAGATGCCGTATCGGATCGAGTTATACCCGCCGATACCGCGTCTTGACTGGAATGCCCCTGCGCCAGTCCAGCGAGATCACTGCCTGTGCTTCCGAGGGATACCGCTTCTACAGTCGCTACCCCAAGGTTCTGGGCAGCGGTATCTGTCAGTGTGGTGCTGGCCCCGCCTGCATCGGTCGTGGTGAGGCCCAGAGCGATGCCCAGGTTGTCCAGGGCACCCGCCCCCAGAGAGAGGGCGTCTGACGTGCTGTGGGCCGTGTTGGGGGCCGCTACATCGGTCAGGGCAGAGCCAACCGAGAGACTATCGAAAGCAGGCCAGCCAGCGGACAGCGAGGCCGTGTCGGTGATGTTTACACCGGCCCCGCCCGTATCCTGCGTAGCCTGTGCCCACGCGAGGTTGGCCGTCTCCGCAAGGGTCGATCCCACCGAGGGAGCGTCCGTGGTCGGAAGGCCGATGTTCTGCGCAGCCGTATCGCTCTGGGTGTTGCCCAGAGAGACAGCCTCAGTCGTTCCGAAGCCCTCGGCCAGCGTTGCAGTGTCCGTGGCTTCGTAGCCCAGGCTAGCGGCAGCGACCGCAGGAGAGGCCCAGTTCAGAGCAGCCATCTCGGTGACGGTGATGTCTACGGACCCACCGGCTGTCGAGACGCTATCTGTCGTGCTCTGAGCGGTGGCGGGGGCATTTACATCGTCCTGGAACGTGTAGCCGAACCCGCCATAGTAGCGATAGACCTCTACGTCAGCGCCGTATACCTTGCTTCGCAGGGTCTTGGTAGACCAGCGAATGTTGACGTAGGGGTAATCTCGATCCCCCACCGGGGTGAAGGGAACCTCATCCGTCGATGCGTGGCCGAGTGTTGGCGCGGCCACGTCGGTAACGGTGATGTTGGTAACGAGGTCAACGCTGACCAGATCGTCAACTCGTGCGGACGTGTTGACGATATCGAGACCGATGGTGCCCGCAGCACTGTAGGTGGCGTCTGTTGCGGAACCGATGACGGTCCAGCCCGAGCCGCTGTCATAGAGGGCTGTGATGGTGGAGCCAACACAGCTAATCCCGATCCGGTCCCCAACGTTGATCTCTTGTGACCACGAGCCAAGCGCAGTCGGAGCACCAGAGTCTAGACGCCGCAGCAGGATCGTGTCAGTGCCTGCATTTTTGACCAAGCTGATCGTGTAGCTATTGAAGGCCGGTACGATCAGTCGCGCCGCCAGCAGAACACCGTTTCCGGTTCCGGGATCAGCCGCAATCGTGATCCCAAGATGGATGTCCGGCCCGTAGCTCCCACCAGTCAGGTAAGCGAAATTGTCGGTCGCGGCAGTACCCGCGCCCTGCCCGCTCGATGAAGTCAGCGTACCGACGAACGAAGTCCAATCGGCTACTGAGGAGAAATCCTCAATCAGCGTCTCGGCCATGTCTCACCCTATTGAGCACGAGCCATGATCTCGGTGTCAGTCAGGACAGGCAGATTCAGGCCCCAGTAGGAGCGCATGGCGTCGAGGTAAATCTGAGCGAAGAGCCCACTCAGAGCCGTCTCCGCGTGCATGTACGAATCGTCTACGTAGCCATTCAGAGGACCGCTACCGCGCACACGGATCAGAACGTTCTGCCCTGCAAGAGTCAGAACATCTCCGGTGCGTACCTGAGCCAGTCTCGCGCTCAGGGCGGCATTCCAATCGAACCAGATCACGTTGGCCGACAGGTACGAGTGAGTGCGGGCATTGAGCCATGCCATCGCATCCACCACTCGCTGCAAGCCAGCCGGATCGGTCAGTAGAGCGTGCTCAGGATCGGGGATCAAATCCAATCCGATAAAGTCCTGCGTCGCCGCCACGACCACACGACCCGGTGCGACGGCTCCGAGGCCATTGGCCGCAGCCGCAATGTTGCTGGCGATGTAGTCGAGGGCACCGTAGTTGACGGGCTGACCCGCGTAGATGCTGGTAGCCAGCCCTGCGTGCAGGTCATTGTCTCCCACCTGGATCAGTACGTGGGAGACCGTTCCGGCCTGCAACTGAGCGAGCACACCGGGATACTGGTCAGCCAGAGCCTGGGCAGAGGTCGCTCCGCTGCGAGCCCAGTTGTACTCGTAACCCGTGCGACGGCTTCCGCCCCAGTAGCCCCACTGCCCCACGGGCAGGCCCGAGAGGGCCAGATGCTCAACCCAGTTGATCGCGGGCCGGTTGTTTTCGGGAGCCGCATACTCGTCCTGCCCGCTGTCTCCGATGATCGCCAGCCCGACAAGGGCCGTGGCCTCTTTCGTGATGGTCGGCAGGAACGTGAGAGTAACCGTGGGAGTAGCGGTGGCGGTGCGAGTAGGTGTGAAGGTTGCAGTCGGCGTAGCTGTGCGGGTACTCGTAGGCACCACAGACGGCGTAGCCGAGCGCGTCACGCAGCGCACCACGTTCCCGGAGAGTTCCAGAAACGTGGTGCAGCCGCTGATGACAGCGCTATCGCCGGGGCGAAGAGTGATTGAGAGGGTTGCCGCAAGGCACAGAACCGCGAGGAGCGAGATCGCAGCGCGAAGAGGGCGCATGGTTATCCTTGTCCGAGGAAGATGGTGCCTTGGATGATGCCGCTGGTGGTCGTGGTGCAGAGCACCTTGAGCGCCAAGCAAGCATCGTCATACGCGACGGCCTGCCCAAACTGGGCATAGTCCATCATGGTAGCGATGTTGATGTTGTTGATTGGGATCGTGGCGACGACACGCAGGAGCGTGATGCCTACATCGCCCGCAGTGCCCGACGAGGCCGAGCAGGTCAGGCTTGTCACCTGACGAATGCCCATCGTTGCAGCCGGGCTGCCCCCGCCAGGGAAGAAGCGGAACATCTGTCCCACCGTCTCTGCGTTGGCCGGATGTGTGTAGGTCCACGTCCGGTTCGTATTGCCAGCCGCATCTGTGCCCGTAAGGGTCCAGGTAGCAGTCGTGGCACCCGGAGCAGTATAGACTTCGCCAAAGGGCCACACGTTCAGCCCGTTCAGCGGGTCTCGCGCAGCCGTCAGGGTGCCCGGAGTGGTCACGTTCTGGGCCGTCAACGTGGTCGTGTTGAAGCCCGAGCAGGCCCACAGGCGGTCATAGACGTACAACGTGCCCTGCACGCTGCCGACAATGGCCCCCTGGATCAGACGGGACTGCTGTCCACCCGCCGGGTTCGTGAAGTTCCACGCCCCGGTCGTGGCCTTGGTCGGGATGTAGCCGCTGCCCGCAGTGTAGGCAGGCGGGTTTGATCCCGCCACGGGAACAGCCGCCAGCTTCCAGAGGGAGAGGTACGTGCCCGCTCCCTCTGTCGTGGCCGAAGATTTGATGATCTCGAATGCTTGAGCGCCCGCCAGCGCAGCATCCATCTTGGCGGGAGTATCGATAGCCATGTGGCCTCCTCTTAGCCGGAGGTCAGAACCCCGAAGCCGAGCGCATCGAAGGTGATGGCGAAGGTGCCATTCGTAGTGGACTGGTTCGAGCCGAAGTCGATCAGCGCGAGCAGAGGACGAGTGGCATCCGAGGCGGGCGTCCGGTCATAGATGACAGCGTAGCGAGCCGTGATGGTCGAGGAGGTCCACGACGGATCTGCGGCGTCGAACTGAAGGATCGCCACACCGACGTTGGTCCAGACCACAGAGCCATCCGTGACGGTCTGACCCACCACAGTCGGCCACGTCGGGGCCGAGCCCGCTGACGTGCCGCCAACAGTGGCGCGATACAGGTAGCCATTGCCCGCCGAAGGGCGAACGATGCGACCCGCCGTGTACGCCGTCGAGGTCGCAGCCGTGGTGGCCCACGAGTTGGCGGCGGTGAGGGTCAGAGTCTTCGACGCAAGCAATGCACCGTTCGCGGTGTAGCCCGTGCCAGAGACTTCGTTTGCCACCACGTCATCCCAAAAGTCATGGGTGGCGAGGTTCGGCGTGTAGCCCGACCCTACCAGCGCGCAGTAGATGTTGTCGCTGAGGAAGTCGATGTTGGGGGTGCCACCGCCTGCGACGGAGCCGAAGGCGTTAGCAATGGCACTCAGATAGAATTGAGCCATGAGAGATCTCCAGGCAGTGTGTCTTAGGCCGTCTTGTCGGAATGCGAGAAGCCGATCACGCTGACGCCCTTTACGGCGGCATGGAACAGCTTACCGAAACCGATTTGACCGCCGAAGGCGACAAGCAGAGCGATGAGCTGGGCCAGGGTCGCGGCGATACCGTCAATGCGTTGCCAGTCGAGTTCGACACCGAAAAGGCGCGCACCGTAGCCGACCACAACCACAAGCAAGGCAACACCGGCCTGAATGTCCGGGGCCTTGCCGTCCGGGACGAGACCCTGAGACTTGCCGATGTTGATGAGCACAGTGGTCAACGCGGCGAGGCCGAGCAGCCCGCCAGCGAGCTTGGCGAGATCGAGAAGGATTTGAAGGACTTCTGGGGACATGGATTACTCCTGAGAGAACTGAATGCTTTCGGGGGTTTCTTCGATCACTTCGTAGCCGCCGAACATCTTGGCGACTTTGGGGCTTGGTTTGGCGCGAGTGCCCAGTCCGCGCTCAGAGGTTTGTGAACGGGCTGTCGGATTCTTAGGCTGGGGCTTGAGCTTGGCCTGCTCTTGTGCGAGCTTCAGCTCCTGCTCTGCGGCCATCGTAGCCTGTACGGCCTGATCCTGCGGGGAACCGGGGAACGGCGTGCCCATCTCGGGCTTGGCTTTTTGCGGGGCAGAGGGTTTCTGACCGCTGCCACTTTCACCGTCTTCTGTGAGATCCGGTGTGCTGGCAAACGAGGAGGGGATCAGGCTCTTGTCGATGGCAAGCTGCATCGCCTGTTCGAGCGAGATCATGCCTGCGGTGCCCAGCGCCTGGATCTGAGCCAGTTGCTGCTGATCGACCGCTAGCTTCTGGAGGTTGTCGCGGTAGTCATTCTCTTCGAAGCCGAAGACCACACGACCGGGGACGACGTTTTCGTTGATGGCCTGAGCAAATGCGTTCTCCCAGGCAGCGATACCCTTGCCTGATGCCTTGTCGTCGATTACCCGTGCCTGCGCACCAGTGCCGAGAGCACGAGAAGCGAGAAGTTGTGGGTCAAGATCTTGAGGGTCGAGTCCAATAGCGTTCGCATAGATGAGCGCAGCGCGGCGATACTCCTTCTCAGAGTCGAATCCGTCCGGCAGTGAAGCGAGTTCGATGGTCTCCATCGTCACGCCCTGGGCCGGATCGATACTCGGGATCACGACGGACCCCATGTAGTAAGCAAGCCCTTCAGCCGCACGAGCCGTCTTGGCGGTCTCGATAGCCATCAGGGTCTGTTCTTCAGACACGTTGCTGACGAAATTGAGGCTGAGAGGTCTCTGGCCGCTGATCTTCTCGGTGATGTACTGAGTGATGATCCACGTTCGGTAGATCGCCTCATACGCACGCGAAGCCGCGCAGAGCCCAAGACCGCCCAACGAGTCATCGGGCAGCGGCATATCGCTGATTGAGATGACCTGCCAGTCCTTGAGGATGTGCTCACGCCCGCTCAGGTCTTGATAGATGACGGGCTGCTGAGGATCGCGGGTTCGAAAACAGCGCGAGGAGGGCAGATGGGCAAGTCCGACGATGCGAGATCCACGAGCATTGGAAGCTCGAATGACCTCGATGAAGGCCCCATTGTCGGCCAGCAGGTAATCGCGCAGATGACGAGAGAGGAAACCGCCCCACCCGCCTCGTCCAACACCGTCCATCAGAAGCTCACGGGCCGCTCGCATCGAGCTTTCGGGGCCTTTGACCTTCCACTCCTTGCTGGCGATACGCGAGATCGCGGTGTAGACGGACGCCGACCAGAAACTCTCGAAGTGAACGGTGGACGCAAGGGTCTTGTCGCGTTCCGGGGTCCAGTACGTACCGGGGTCCGGGAGCATCCGACCATTGCCCACGATGCCATTGGGAGACTGCCAGCCGAGCAAGAAGGGACGGCGACCGCCCTTTTCGTAGTCACCGGCAGTGACTGAGCGTTGGATGACTGAGGTATTCACAGATTGAGCCTAAGCGCCTCGTAGGCGGCCATGCTGAGAGCAACGGTGAGGTCGATCTTCATGTATTCCGCTCGCTTCACAATGCGCATCTTCTCGCCCTTGATCTCGGCGTTGGCATTCATGACGTGCTCACGGAGCATCGAATCTCCGTTGTGAAGGATGCGACCGGAACGAATCAGGTCATACAGGTTCTTGTCTGCGATAAATCGCGTTGCAGATTGATTGAACGGGTTCCACCAGCCCACTCGGCGCTTCTTCAGACGGGTCGCCATGTCGTGAAGCTGGTACTGGTCATAGGCCCATTCGAGGACTTTGTACTTCTTGTAGATGCGTTGGATCTCAGCCTCGGGCTCTGCGAAGTCGATCTTGCCGCCCTGGGGCGGATACCACGCCTTGGCGTAGCGTACAACGATCTGATCTTCGGTCTGGTCCTTCTTCGAGCCCCTGACACGCTCTACACCGACGATGGCGAAGCAGTCCGAGGACACGCCCGCGTCCACGCCAAACACCAGGGAACGATGGGGCGTGAGGGGTTTGATCCTGCGTTCCTCAGTTTCCTCGCACGCATCCCACCATTCGATGGGTACAAAGGTCTGTGACGACGAAACCCACTGATTGCGATGGACACGCTGGAACTCTGAGGGAGCCAGCACTGCCGTCTCTTGTGCGTAGTATTCTGGAGTCTGCCACGGTAGGCGAGGCTGAGTGTTCCAGAGCACGAAAAGACGGGCTGCGTCATTGGCGTACACCTCCAGATCCGGTGGAGCGTCTGGAAGAGTGAGCTGACGACCCTGTTTGACACCGACCTCGTAGAGCTGTTCGAGGAGAGGGGACTCGCCCGTGAAGCCTGCGTAGGTCTCTACCCATCGCTGTGAGTAACCGAATTTGTTCGGAGGGAGAGTGGCCTCAGTCCACATGCGCTGCTGGGCCTGCTGATGAGCGCCCCACAGCTCCGAGAACACGACACCATCGGCGTTCGAACCGGCTTCACCGGACGGGTCAATCGGGATCGACTCGATGAAGGCCGAATTGGGCAGCACGAGCCGGTAGTTGCGCTGCTTGACGATGTTACGCATGACCGGGTTGAGTTCGATGCCCCGGCGCATATAGTAGCCCACACGAGAGTCGGCTTGCTTCAAGTCGTTGGCGACGAGATAAACCGAGCCCCAGGGGGCTCCCCAGGCTCGCCAGAGAGCCACAGCAGCCGCAAGCGTGCTTTTACCGGACTTCTTGATGTCTGACCAGATAACCGTACTATACACGAACTTGCCCGCGCTGTCTCTTCGCAGGGCTTCGCGTAGGGCGGCTCGCTGGTACGGGGCCAGATTCATCGGCCCCTTGTTCTCGGGAATCCAGAAGTTCTGCTCGATCCACTCGTCCGCGTTCGGATTCCACGGGATACTCTGATTCTTCTGGGCCAGTTGCTGGACCCGTTGCTGAAACAGGTCCAAACCCTGCTTCGGCGTCAAGTTGCCCAGAATTTCCTGGGGTTGGAGCGGGGAGTTGGTCAAAGGTGTATCCTGCCGCTTCTGCGAGGCTTCGCGCTGTGGGGTCTCGGGCAATCACTTCCAGGGGCACACCGGACGTTTCGATCATGTCCTGGATCTTGCCACGAGCGTCTACTTCGATGGGAGTGGGCACTTTGCCCCAGCCCCGCTCCAGGATCATCTCAATGGCCTTCTTATCGCCCTTCTCGAAGGCATCCCGGTACAGGACACGCACCAGGGCCTCGACGCGAGTCATCTCGACGCCCGAGCCCTCGATGATCTCTTCACCGATCTGGCGAAAAAGAGCCGCGAGTTCTCGCCGCCGAGAACGGTTTTGGGGGGTTAGGTCGGTCATCCTGGTAGTGACATTCCACACGGGCGAGCAGGAAGGCTCCCCAGTAGAGGTGAAAGTGCTCGGGGTGAAACTCGATCCGGTACGGGGAGGCTTCCATGCTGAAGCCTGGGCGGATCTCGGAACGGTGTTCGATGTGCAGAGGGATCATGGCGCGCAAGGCGTCTTCGATGTGCCAGCGCCAGCGATCAAACGAACTGACCCCGAACTGGTCAGGAATGTGTTCCTGCCATTCAGGGGCTACTTCGAAGGGGCCATAGACTGGAATGCGATCCATGAGGGGAAGCAGGCCAGGAAGGACATGCGCGGAGAGAGGGAGCCCATGAGGGGGGAAAGGGGCACGCGCAGGGCAGTCTGCTTCCTTCACTGGCCTAGAACAATCTTAGCATACTATTTCCCAAATTTGCGATAATTTGCGAATATAAGCTAAAGTAAGCCGCGCATCCACAGATATTCGTGGATTTTAGCGGCTTCTAGCGTCTTTCTGCGATTGTAGGTGCGAGAGTCGTGGCAGTATCCGCACGATCCGTGGTTCCGACAGGATCTGGAGAAGGATTTCGGTCTTCGATATGGCCTTCTCCAGTCCTTTCGGTGGGGATAGAAGTTGTCGAAGCTCATAGAGCTGTAATTTCGGCGGGGGGTCTCCAAAACACGCATCCGCAGGCAACGGACTATGGCCGTGCCTTATCTCGGCTGGTGCCCCATGAGATACCCCCCCATGTGGTATGAGGCACCGATTGTAGAGCGTGAGTAGGTGCCGGGGGCCACGCAGCCCGGTCCTCGGGGTGTCTCCCCCGCGTGCCAGAATGGCATTACACTACACCAACTCACAGTGGAGGCGGCGGGAATCGAACCCGCGTTTCAGGAGGCCGTGCGGACTCGTCGCCCAGCCGTGCCTACCTGACTGACCATTCGCCCCCTGGAGGCCCTGCCCCGATTTCAAGTCGGTTGGGGCCTTTCGGGAGAGCATTGCGAGAACCTTCAATTGGAACCCGCTGTCTCTCGCCTGAGTCGCGCAAAGGTATTGACCCTTTTCACTGGCGGGTCTGGGCAGAGACACCAGTGCGTTTCCTAACGGCGCGACGTTCAAACCTAGTTCTTCACTTCGACGCTCTCGACTCCTACGAACGAGAGTTTGGTCAGGTCCATGAACTGGATCTTGACCGACTCGTCTTCCACGACCAGGGACTCGATCCGGCCCGACGGCCCGAGCTTGATCTCCTTGACCGGCTCAGTCCGCTGCAACGTGCCCCGGATCGGCACCCCGTCCACGACCATGACCAGCCGGTACTCCAGGTGAGTCAGCGCCGTGGTCACTTGACCGCTCCCGGAGAGGGCATCCCGAGCCCCAGAAGCAGGTAGAAGATGGTGGACGCGCCCCAGGCGATCAGGAAGCTGTTCAGGTACGGATTGACCGCCGGGACATTCAGGGCGACGAAAATGCCCAGCAAGCCCAGCAGGCTCATGATTCGCCACGCGACGACCTCGAAGGTCCAGACCTTCAGGCGAGCCTTGTAGGCTTCCACCTGGGTCTCGGTGAAGTAGCCGAAGGCTTTGTTCACCATGTCCGGGTTTTGGGACAGTTCATCCAGACGACGCTTTTGTTCGGGAGTGAGTGTTTCTGTTGCCATGATGTTATCTTAGCACACTTTCTGGCTCTGTCAAGAGCCGGTGAGAATGTCGGGCATCCACCCGTCGATAATCGCCTGACGGAGCGGGACGCCCGCCGACGAGATCTTCTGATCGGCCTTGCGGCTCTCCTGGAACGCCTTGACCGAGATGTAGGTCATCGTGCTGACCATGAACTCGCGGCGCTTCAGGCTCCAGTACACCGCCCGGTAGCGGAGCCCTTCGTCGGTCTGGAGCCGGATGAGCAGCCACGGGTTGGGGCTGTTTGGCCTCGCGGACCAGAGTTGCACCTCCACCGGCACGGGTGGGGTTTTCGGTTTGACTTGCTTAGGCATAGTCCAGCAGTCCTTCCTTGCTCAGTAGACCCAGCATGTCGTCGGCACGACTGAAGCTGTATGGCCCCTCAACATCCACCATGCGTCTCAGGTCCGTCACCCAGACCCTGTAACAGAAATTTTCCAGCTCATAGCGAATGGCGATACTGCGCTCCGTGCCGACGATCCGCAGGAAAGGCCGGGAGCGTTGGTCGATCCACTCGATATACAGGAGCTTGTTCACGCTTCTGCCTCCAGCAAGGATTCGATGGCTCGTATGGCCGCATCCTCCGTAGGCACCGTCAACTAGACCGTGCCCGAGTCTGGCCTCCAGATCCAGTAGTGCTCCTCGCCCGTGTGGTAGATGACTCTTCCCTCCGGGTCTACGTGGCAATCTCGGAGCTGAACCAAGATCCGTTTCTGGAATCCGTTTGCCAATTTTCCGGGCAGATAAAGACTCAGGCCGGGGGAATGTCTTGGACCCGACCCCTCCGCATACGAGATCTGAGTAATGCACGTCATTGCACCCTTCCTTCCAGTATGTCCATGATGGCTCGATGCACCCCCAGCTCGGTGGACAGGGTTTTCCAGCAGTTCCCGTCATTGGGCTTCCAGATCCACCAGTTCTTCTTGTTCCCCGCAAACCGCCCTCCGCGCTTTGTCCCGTTGCGGCGCTCAATGACGATTTCAGGACAGTAGCCGGTGTCCCCGAACTCGCGCTCCAGCGAGATGGTGAGTGCCCCAAACGCGGGCAGATAGGTGATCTTGGTGATCTTGCGCATGGAGGCCATTATACAGCAGGCGTGCTACTCGTGTCAACCCCCGAGATCCACCGGTCGATCCTGACTGCGGCCATTTCCTCGAAGACAATGAACGTCATGTTGTCGGGGTACTGGAGGGAGTATTCACTCCCGAAGTTCGTGACCCGCAGGAGCCCGCCCGGCCCTACAGCGTCCAGCCAATGCCCGGCCTCCGTGTAGTATAGGCCATAGGTCAGATGTAGCACGCCGCCGAAGGTAATCTGCACAGGCAACGTGGTCCCATTGACCCGTATGGTGGACCATGTTTTCTGGACGATCCCCTGCTGCAAGTTGTACTCTTGCAGGGCCTTTTCGAGATCGGCGGTGTTGATTTGTTGAGTGTAGTTTGTCGCCACAGCGCGATAGGTCGTTGCCATCAAATCTCTCCGTTCAGGAATGCTTCGACGTTCTCCAGGACTTCTGGGTAGGAGCAGCCTACCATCTCATCGTTTCCGAGCTTCAGAGTCCACCATGTGGGCTGGATATCGCCGACATTCCACACAGATAGCCGACGAGCCCCCGGTAGATCTCCAGGCACTTCTTGCTGTGTGACCACCATACCCGCACAACAGGAACGTATTCCTCATCCACGGGTCACCCCCATCCGCTCGGCCAAGTATTCCTCTACTTCTTCAACGCCCTGGTTTGCCCTGACCGGCAGGGATGCGTAATCCTCCCACACCCACCAGCCACTGCCCCGCTGCTCCACGGCCACCCGGCTGTCATTGAAGACAAAGATGAGCGTCCCGGTTCGAGACTTGACCGTGCCGGTGGGGTGCCACATCACATACATGAGGTTCATTTCTGCTCCAGTTGCATGATGAGCTGGGCGACGACGTATCCCGTCTCGCTGTAGACCGATCCTAACTCCCAGCATTCGGGCACATTCGCCGGATAGTACGACAGGAAGAACTTTCCGGCATCGTCGTTCCGTACCCGCACCATCCCCTGGTCGAACACAAACAACATCCCCTCCGGCACAGACTGGAACAAAATCTGCTCCAGCTTCTGTTCCCGAGGGATATCACCCCAGCCACGGTCAGTACGTGTGTAAGGCACGGGAACAGTCTAGCACAGATCTGGGGCGGAAGTCAAGGGCCTGGGGCGGATCGGCTATACGGCGGCGGTGGAGTATTATGTAAAGGACACTTTTGGCTGGGGCCAGATTGTATTTGGGGTGGTCCAGGTCCCATACCCGCGTATGCACATTTGTTTTCGAGCGCGCCCTGCGTTATCTAATAGCATGTTAGATAATGCTATACCCGCCATATGTAGTGCTTTTAGGTTTGCCTAATGCCCACGTATAGTGCTTTTAGGACTCTATAACGTGCCAGTCGAGAGCGTAGGGGGCAGGGGCCATAGGGGCAGGGGCCATACAAGAACGGCCCTAGACGGCCCTACACGGGGCAGGGCGGGACTAGTGGCTATAGGGATAGCCATAGTGCGAGATAAATGGCACAGTGGGGCTGCTAGGGGCCTTTACAGGGGCCTTATAGAGTGTACCGCCGAATCGGGCCCTGTTCTCCTGGGCGTCCTGGGCGCGTGCATGGGCGTCGTCTCCAGGAGGGCCCGTAAGGCCCTGGGCGTCAGAACAGGGCGTTCTAAGGCCCAGGGGAATCACGAAGGCCCTGGGACACTCGCCCAGGGCCTTTAGCACGGGCCTAACAAGGGCGAGGACCTTAGATGTCTAGGCCCTGTTCGCACTCGTCGATGTAGGACGACGGCGGACACGATTCGGGCCCGATGCACCGTAGCAGACTGGGAACATCCTCGCCCAGACGGCGAAGAGTCGTCAACCGTTCCAGGGCGTTCATATAGCGCCATTCTGAATTGGCGTACTCCTTCGCTTCGTCCCACCGGAGTTCACCGTAGGCGTCCTCATCTAGGATGGGATAGTCGGCCAGTCTCCTCTGGATTCGTTCTGCCTCCTCGATGGCGCCCAGGTTCGAAGGGTGGATGGCGATCCAGGAGACCCAACCGACAGCCCAATGGGATTCGGTCACTTCAATAACGTCTTGCCAGTCCTCCCCATGTTCGTCCTCGCTGGCAGGATGCCACTGGGCGAGGGCGAGAAGTGACTCACGTTGGGCTTGCCAGTTGGAACGGTCTAGCGGGCCCGAATCCCGATGCACGCCGACGGGAGAACAGAACCAACCGTTCCAATTCTCGCCAAGATAGAAGTCAGGATGTCTCCAGGGCGTCAACGTTGTCGGGCGTGAGAGTGTTTGTGTCGTATTCATTGTCCTGTTTCCTGGGCCCTGGGTGAACGTTCCTGGGCCCGAATTGCATCATAGCGGAATCGCCCAAAGAGTCAAGTACATAATGTACCAGTTTATAGACTAGTCACTGTCTACACTGTCGGGCCCTGCCCAGTGTCCAGAGTGACGACGATACCGGATTCTCTGTTCCTGGGCCCTGGGCGTCGTGTTTGGGCGTCCTCGCATGGTCTCCAGGGCCCGACAGAGGGCCCAGGACGCTAACAGCCATAGCATGACCAGGAACGGAATAGCGAACAGGGCGAACATGGTAGCACTCCTGGGCCCAGGGCCCGAACTCGGACATCGGGCCCAGGATAACGGATTCCGGGTTTCCTGTTCGATAGCATCGGTTGGTATCGGTTGGGCCCGTCGTCAGGAACGGATTCCTGTGCGCGAATCGCTCGATAAAATAAGCACGATTCGCCCTTCGCTGTAACTAGTTGTTAGGATTCCGGGCCCTGATGGAATCGCCTATATACGCGATATGGCATATACGGAATTTTGAAATTAGCCGAAAAAACAGGCCCGTTTTAGGCCCAGGGCCTATTTAGTGTCCGTGCGACAATAAGAGCAGAATCGATAAACATTAGACGGTTGTCTAATTGTTTTTTGGCCGGTTTGGGCCGGTATTTTTCACGTCTGGGCAGTTGGTTGACTCATGAGCCCGTTTGCATATGATGTCTTTTGTCGGTTGGTTGTTTGGTCCTGGGCCCGACAGAGGGCCCAGGACGTTAGGAGGGCCTTATGCGCGAACTCGCCCAATTGGGCGAGACATTCGGAAACCGAATCACGTTCATAGAGTTCATCGAGATTCCCTATGATGGGCGTCAGAACGTGAGATTCTACTTCGATAACGGACTCTGTATGTCGGTTGGGTGCAATGGCCGAACATACTCTGACCATTCCGAAGGACTCTACGAAATTGCTGTTATCGTCCTCAGAGACGATAACGGACACGTCCAACTGATGAACGTGTCCGAATGGCATGGAACAGTCCTAGGATGGCAGAACGCTAACGAGATTCGTTATTGGATGGGAAGGGTTTCGAGCGAAGGCTTCGCACTATCGAACGAAGACATAAGGCCCGGTTGACGGGCCCACCATAGGCCATAACTCTAGCGGTTGTGTCCTATGGTGGGAATGTCAAGTAACATCAGGAGGATTCCGACTATGTGCGAAAAGTTTAACGGTTGGAGTGACCATGCTACATGGTGCCTGTCAATGATTGTTGACGGCAACTACAGCGAGGGCGATTATCACTACTGGCAGGAGACCGTCAACGAACTCGCCCAGAACGCCGACGATCAGGATGAACATGCGCGCATGGTCACGGACGCCCTAAGCGACTGGTACGACTCTGCGGTTGACGAACTCGGAATCGCCGGATTCTTCGGCGATATGATGGCGAATCCTGAGTTCTGGGAAGTTGGCGAGTCACTCGTTCGCGGTTGGCGCGAGGAGGGCGGCAAATACGCCAGTGAGGAGGAGGAGGACGAAGACAAGGACCTGACACCGGATGATGACGACAAAGACAACGGAGAGGGCGGTTTCATGGTTGACTAGGGCAGCGGTTGTACTCTGACATTCTGGGCCTAACTAGCGGTTGGGCCCAGTAGTGAGAGGATAACCTATGAAGATTTATGTTCTGACACAATCAGAAGGCAACGACAGTGAGGAAGGCATTCCCGCCTACTTCACGCCGATAAAGGCCTTCTACACAGAAGGCGAAGCGGTTGCATGGCGGGATGGTCTGCTAGAGTCGTGGCAGACAGCAGCCAATGAGCACTGGTTGATGCTTCTGCACCCACTGACACCGGCCCATTTTGAGATTACGGCCGTTGACCTGGAGCAGTGACATGGATTACAAAGGTTTCCAAGTCCCTGACAGGGACGAACTAGAGCGGTTGGAGGAACTCGGACAATTGTTCCTATCCAGCGTCTACACTGACGATGGCACGGGCATTCGGGGGATGGTCAGGGTCTGGCTCTGGAAACAGCCTCATGCTATGTACGGCGACTGCTATTGTGTCCAGCGATGGGACAGCCAGAACGGCAATGCTAAGGCTCTGACCTTCTGGTACTGGAGCGGTGCGGTTGTTGAGGCATGGCGCAAGGAACTTGACGGTCTTCTGGAGGGATGACATGAAAATGTATGTCTGGTACGCGGTTGACGATCCAAACCGGTATTATCAGGGGACCATCATCACCGTCGCGGATAACCTGGAGGAGGCGAAAGCCAAAATCAGGCGGTTGGGGATGCTCGGTGAAAATGCGTCAAAGCACGATCCTGATGAAGTGATTGACGTGAACAGCAAGGATTGTGCCGTCTATGTGGACGGCGGGGAATGAGGATTGAAACCATGGATTACTTGACAATGGTGACAGCAGCGAACGATTACGACGGGGTAGCCGGGGAAGTGCGGTTGCTCTGTGTCGTCGCTCAGAACGGGGACGATGCCAAGAAACAAGCCCTCTGGCACTGGTACATCAAGGGCGTGCCAGTCGGGCCCACTGACCTTCTGATTGCCGTTCCCTTGATGGACGTCTGGGACGGCCTGACGGTGACGCCATGAGCCCTGAAGCAGCATCAATCATCGCTCTAGCGGTTGGGACTGTTTGGGCCCTTTACACACTCATTCGGGAACGTTGAGGAGGAGAACATGCGCGCAATCAAGACGATGTACTATGTTGTGGACTGCACTCCTGAGCACATTCTGTGCGGTTCAGACGATCCAGAGGAGCAGGGCTGTTTTCTGTGCTCCTCGTGCTACAGAGACGAACGTGAACGCGGTTCGGTTCAGTGGTTGGAGACCCTGAAGGGCCCGAACGCCCTGAACGTTCGCTGTGCGGTTTGCGAGTACGAGGACACGGGCGAACGCGACGAGGACGAGGACGAACTGCCCGAACTATGGGAATCGCTCCTGGGCGTCGTGTTTGACGAGGACTGACGGCGGTTGACACCTAACACTCTGGGCCTTATCATGAGGCGATAGGGCCCAGCAGTTAGCGGTTGACCTAGTAACAGGAGAAACGATCATGCAGAAGAAGACGGTTGAGTACGAACTGTTCTCGTTCGATGAACTCGAATCGGATGCCCAGGACCGGGCCCGCGAGAACTGGTATCAGCGGCAAATGGACGACTTCGAGTTCCACATGGAGTGCTTTGTCGATCCCGACAACTGGCCGACGATCCTCAAGGCCCTGGGCTTCACGCAGAACACTCGCCGGGCCGTTCTGATGTCCGGCAGGACCGTCCACAAGCCGGACTTCCAATACTCGTTCGGCGGTGGGCCGGAGTTCGTGTCCTTCGATGGCACCTGGATGCCTGACGACTTCGACCGAGATGCGGTTGAGGAGATTCGCAAGGACCGGCCCACCGACACGCGGTTGCACTCGATCCTGGACGACGCCCACCAACTATGGGTGGTTGCCGGACAGGGCGACTTGTACACCATCAAGGGCGAGACTGACCGACGCGGTTGGGATGTCGAACTCGAAGAACGGGCCCAGGACGACGACGGGGAGACCATCGAATCGGATGACGTGTCGCACAATCTGCTGTCCCTCTGCCACGACCTGGACGTGTGGATGACTCGTCAGGTGAACGACGAACTGAAGTACCAGACTAGTGACGAAGCCCTGACCGAATGGGCGAACCGCGAGGGCGACGGCGGTTGCATCTTCCTGAGCAACGGGGAGACTCTGTAGACCTGGACGGTCGATCCCTGGGCCTCAATCCCAGTTGGGGCCCAGCATTCGGGAGTTCAGTCAGAGGAGACTAACATGGAAGACAAAGTGTACACAATCATCTATCGCGGCACTGACCTGGGAACGATGCGGCACTGCGTCGTCGTGGCTTGCAATATCCGGGGACAGGACTTTGAGGCCGCCAACGTCGCGGTCCTGCCGATGGCGGAGCGTCGAAACGTCAGACTCGACGGCTATGTGCAGCACGTCTTCGAGTACAACGGCGGCATGGGACACCTGATGATCTTCGACAATCACGCGGTTGCGGGGTGCTCTGCCGGGGGCATCCTGGACATTGAACCGGACACGACCGGGGGGATGCCCGTCGTTCTCCGCTACTGGGAAGAAGATGACAGCAGCGAAGATGCCATCCGCTACGGGAGTGCCTTTCGTGAAAAATAGAAACGAGTTCTACTGGGGCCTGTTCGGCGTGCTTGCAGCAACTGCATGGCTCTACGTCATCGTCGGTGCCATCACGTTCCGGGGTGAATTGCGGGAGAATGGCAGCGGTTGGTACTCGCTCTACCATCAGTCCCGCGTCGAGTTCTGTCTGCCGTTCAATTCGTGCGGGGAGTAGTCGCTGGACGGCCTTCCCCGGCCCCTAACCCGTCGCGGTTGGGGGCCCGGCTGGAGAACAGCCCGGCGGTTGAGCAGTACATGGAAGGAGGCGCGTGATGCAATTCGCCCTGCACTACGCATCGGGACGGGCAGAGGACTTCGAGTTCGTCACGATCAACACGGTCGAAGACTTGATGCGGTTGGCACAGGAGAGGGGTCATTCCATTCTGGTCAACCCGCCCTCTGACTTTGCCGTGGATCGCCCAGAACAGGCATGGCACTACTGGAATCTGGAAGTCGTGGACGACTACCTTGACTGAGGAGGAACACATGTACACGAAAGAGCAGCTTGCCGATAAGATGGACACGATTATCGGGTTTCTGAATCTGGCGGAGGCGGCCAGCAGAGACATCGTGGACCCAGCGATGCAGCAGGCCGTTGAGGCTCTGACACAGGCGATTGCAGGGGTTGCCCTGATCGTCACGGACACGCAGGGCCTACGCGCAAACCCGCAGGACGACTGAAGGAACGCATTCCTGCCTCTTGACAAGGCGAGCCGTTTGACGTATGATATCTCTTGTCGGTGCGGTTGGCGCACTGACACAGTAACAGGAAAGCCGATGGACGCCAAACTTCACAAGGAACTGAAAGCCCTACAGCGCAAGGCGGCCCGAACGTTCCGCAACACGCTGGACCTGGACGACCAGATCGTCGCCATCGCCCTGCTGGCGGTTAGCCTGGGCATGGAGGCAGGTGACTACGAATCGGTCAAGGCGATGTGCCAAGTCGCGGAAAAGTATTCCGAGATCCGCGTTCTCAAGGGTCGCCTGAACGGCACCCCGTAACAGGAGCTGAACATGCTTCACGTTTCATTCACGATCTACTTCAAGAGCAACGCCGACGTCAAGGCCGTGGTCCGGGCGGTTGAGCGGCTGGAGAAGCGAAGCGAGGTGGTCAGCGCCCATCAACTCTCCAACCAGCACGGCGGCACCGTCTACCAGTTCACGGTGGCCGAAAGTCGGGCCGACATCTTCCAGGACGCGGTGCGCGGCGAGAAGGTCGTGCGCGAGTTCGGTCGCAGTGACCGGCAGGAGGACTGACATGGGCAAGAGACACCTGTACACGGTCGTAACCCTTGCCGTCAACGGCAATCACGTTGAGGCGTCGGCGGAAGTGGCGCTGGCCGACAACGAGAACGAGTTGCTGGGGTCGGCCTACCGCATGGCCGGGATCAAGTATCCCGGTGCCACCGTGGACGTGCGGGTGGGTCGGGTCAAGGATGCCGAGTTCCTGAAGGTGCTGCGGCAGTGGGCCAAGGAGAGCTGACATGCGAAATCTACTGCGCCTTGCCAATCTTGTGCTGTCCGTTGGGATCGTCCTCTTGGCCCTGACTCAGCTTCACACCAATCCGGTTCTTTCGCTGGGCCTGAGTTCGATCATTCTTCTGATTCAGCTCACGTCACTTGAAAGGGACATGGAGTAACATGCGCAAGTACACCTATCTGGAAAAGCCTGTGACGCTCGATCACGCCGAGGGAGAGGTTCTGGTTCTGTCTGACCTGAGCCGGAGCAAGGTCTACTACTTCACGGTGGCACGCGACGAGCACGGCAACGTGTTTTTCTACGACAAGCACAGCGGCACGACGTTCTTCGGCGCTATGGCGGCGGTTGAGGATGTTCCGGACCCGGATCTGGGGGCGGGGCCTGTGCTGGTCTGGAGACTGGCCGACGAAGAAAGCAAGGACTAACATGGACGAACTGCTGAAGGACGAACTGAACGAAGATCTCAACAACGTGCTGGAGGGCGTAGAGGACATGAAAAGGCTCTGCGGCGAGGTCCGTGACCCGGCCACCGTTGCGGCGCTGGAGTCTCTCACTCGCATGGTTGATCTTCTGCACGGTGTTCTTGTGGATCTGGTGGAGAAAGCATGAACAAGAAGCTGCTGGACGAGTACATGGAGAAGCTGGAAGCCCTGAGCGACAAGGACACCGAACGGTGGCACGAGGCCGCCGACGAGGTGCTGTGCGATCTGCTTCGCAAGCTGGGCTACGGCCCGCTGGTGGACAAGTACGAGGCCGAAGCAAGGTGGTTCGGATGAACGAAGACAAGCTGATCCGTTACGCATTCTATGCGATGGGCTTTATCGCCGGGGTGGCCCTGGCGATGGCTATCGCTCGATTTCTGTGAGGCAACTAGAAAGGACAACCGTAATGAACGACACCATCAACCATCTCAATCAGGTCTCGAAGGAAGAGACCGCCCGCATGTTCTCGTCAGTCGAGGGCATCCCGTTCAGCACCGCCGAGGAGCAGAACGACGCCATGTTCGCGGCGGTGGACGGTGTTCTGACCAACGCCTCCCGGCTCATGGCCTTCGGCGCGAAGCTCGAAGACATGCCGGTCATGCAGCTCGGCGCTCTTCTGCACGCGCTCGTCGCGCTGACCAAGGACGGCGACTACCAGACGCTACGTGCCGTGGGCGAGATCGTGCAGCGGGGCCTGATCTACAACCTCTCGAAACAGCCGCACTGATCGGCACAGTCCACAACTTCATAGGGAAAAGCGAAGGCCCCCTCGATCGAGGGGGCCTATCTATTCGTCTCTACAGATCCACAGGATCTGCTCCTCCACATCATCCTCGATCTGCCAGCCGGTTACTGTGTCGCCCCACAGTGGGTGCTCGCCCATGTCCTCTGGGGAGATGAAGTACCCGCATTCATAAAAACCATCGGGGCCACCGTAACTGTGTGGCCCCTGAATGATCGACAGCATCCGACCGTCACTGAAATGTACCTGCAAGTGAAAGGTGGGCTCAATCACGTACCCGCTTGCCGTCACCACTTGTTTCTCTACCTGAGCCTCCACCCGAGTGATGGTCGGCATGTTGCCCCCTTACTAAGACCTCCGTGAGATCTTGCGCTCGATGTCAATCAGCCTCCAGGCCAGGAGCGCACACCACATGGCGGCTCTATCCGCGCCCGTAAAGCTAACCATCAGCTCCACCACCAGCGCCGCGATGACCACGAATGTGATGTTGTCATACATCTCGCTTGACCTCCCAGCCCCCAGCGTGCAGGCTCTGAATGAGGTGCGAGGTCTCCTCCAGGATGGTCGATGGGCTCCCCGGAGAGCGCCCCAGGGCCTTGAGGCCGTCGATATCCTCCTGGGTGAGGCCGTGCTCCAACAGCACGGCCTCGTGGTCAGTTCGCAGCGGGAAAGTTTGTGGGGTCATCAGTCAGTCTCCATGACAATCGACTCGCCAAAGCCCTCTCGGATCGGGCTGTGGTCGGGCCACAGAATCCAGAACATCGGGATCGCACACGGGTAGTCGGGATAGTAGCCCTGACCGTCCGTGAAGTAGAACGCAGCCTGATAGGTGCCCGACTGCTGCTGGTTGATCCACTCAATGGCCGGGCCGAAGTGCGTGCCGCCCCGCCCAACCACTTCTGGCAGCGGGTCGCCCGGCTGCATGTTCGTGATCGAGTGAATGCGAGCGTCGGCCATGATGATGGTGGCCTCAGCGTTCAGCTCTTCGAGCAGGCCCTGCACGAATTGCAGGAACATGGCTACCATCTCATCGTCCACCGAGCCCGACGTATCCACGACGATGACGATCTTGTCCTCCTCGTCGTAGTTCTCCAAGTACAGGCCCTGGTACAGAAAGCGCCGATCCGGGATGCTCGTGCCGATCTGCATCCGCATCCAGGAAGCCATTCCCGCCATCCAGGTCTTTCGGATCTTGCCGAGGATGCGAGCGCGGCGTTCCTGGATGTTCCGCAGGATCGCCATCGGCTCAGTGCCCGGCAACTTGCCCGCCATGTCGGTCACGTTCTCGCTGTCATTGGCGTTGCGCTGGGCCTGAGCCTGAGACTCTTTGCTGAAGCCAGGGGCGGGCTTGTTACCCTTCTGGCCTTGTCCCTGACCCTGGCCTTGACCCTGCCCGTCGCCGGGCTGATCGAAGCCCTTGCCCCGTGCATCCACCATGCCGCCCAGCCCGAGGCCCTGACCCTCCCCCTCGCCGCCCTGGGGCTGCTGATCGGGATCGTCGGGGAGACGGTCATAGACCTCCTCCACCGACAGGTTCTCAAGGCTCTCGTCCACCACCGACCCCTCGGGCAACGACAGCCCGATGGGTTCCAGCTCGCGGCGCAGATACCCGTTCGTCACGATGTCGGCAGCGGTGTGCCATTTCTTGGCATCCCGGTTCTCCTGACGCTGCACATGCAGGTAGGCGATGTGATGCAGCTCGTGAGCCAGTCCGATCATGCGCGTGTTCTCGTCCAGCGCCTCGAACTTCTTTCGGTTCACCTTCACCGTGCCACCGTCAGTCAACAGCGCCTCTTCGATGCTGTTGTCTGTCGTGTAGTTCGTGACCGACGCAAAGCGAGCCAGATACGGGAACGCTTGCACGGCCTCTTCGTGAGCCTGTCGCACTGCATCTTTCTTCAGCATGTTACGCCTGTTCCTGGATGAGCTTCCGGGCCTTCGCCACGGTCGCGTCGAAATCCGCCTGATTGCCCTGGACCGTGACCTTGCTGGTCGAGCCCGTCGAGACCAGCAGCCACGCCGTGTTGGCCGCGTCCTGCTGTGCGATCTTCACCGGTTCGTTGTTCTTGAGCCGGTCGAGCACGTCCTTCATGCGATCCACGAAGACCTTGAACATCTCGGCCTGATCCTGACCGATGGCCGGAGCCACGGGGCAACCGAGTTCATAGAGCTTCGCAGCGAGTTCCCACGAACGCGGCGTCGGGAACTTCTCCTCACCCTTGGCGGGCATGATGAGGAGCGGGCTCTTGTCGTCCTTCTTCGTGGTGCGGGTCGCCATCACGTAGGCGAGCACCATCGGGCTTCCGAGGTGGGACTGAGCCCAGACACCCCACTCGTCGATGTCGAGCACCACGTCGAGGTGGATCATCCGGTTCGCCACAGGCGACGGCATCGCATTGACCGAAGCCCCGTGCTCGCGCCGGTTGCCAGCGGCCCAGATGAACCAGCCAGCGGGAACCACGTAATCCCCGACCTTGCGATCCAGGATGAGCTGCTGGGCGATGCCCTGAAGGGCGGCACCGGCCTGATTGAACTCATCGAGGAACAGGATGCCCCTCCCGTCATGGGGATAGTGGGCCGGAGCGTTCCAGCGCGTGAGTCCGTTCTCGACGGACGGCACGCCACGGATGTCGGTCGGGGCGAGCTGGCCCAGGCGCAGGTCAATGCACCCAATGCCATATCGCTCCGCCAGCCCGCGCACGATGGACGACTTCCCGATGCCCGGTTCGCCCCAGATCATCACCGTGCCCATGAACTCCTTCTCGATGAACTCGTTGAGGATCTGTTCGAGCTGGCCCGGAGTGAATTTCGTCTGGGCGAGGTTCACGGTCCTACCCACGACGGCGCGGCTCAGGATCTGAGCGCCGCGAGTCTGGGCGAGGTTGACCACGCGGCCAACCAGACCGTGATAGTTCGAAGGGACACCTGCCGTGTTCACCGGAGCCTGCGGGTTCTCGGCGTTCCAGAGCATAAGCGAATCAGCCATGTTTCATCTCCTAGAAAAAGGTTGCTAACAACTTGAGGAATGTTATTCGCTTTTGGGTGAACTGTCAAGGGGCAAATATCGTTGCCAGGGAAGACTCTGCTTGAGCCCCGGAAATTCCCCGTTTTCGATGCGCTCATGGCACGCCCGATGGACCAAGATCACGTTGTCGGGGTCGAAGAGGGTTTCCCTTCCGACCCAGCGGGGGACAATCTCATGTAGGTCGCCATTCGGTATGTGCCCACCAGATACGAGGCCAGGGCTGCTGCCGAGGGCCAGATGGCAGACGACACATCGGCCAGATTGTCGAGTGTATAGCTGCCTTCGTAGTTCCAGCCGAGCATCATTCTCTTCCGGCGAATATCGCGCTCGTGTCTTTCGATGATGTTTTCGAGGTAGCGATGTCGCCTGTACCACGTATTTCCCCATTTGTCTCCATTCTGAAGGCGCTCCCCTCGGCGCAGTTCTGCGGCGCGATAGCGAGCGCGTTCTTCGTTACGTTCCCGGTAACGGGCCATGTGGCGCGTTTCCTTGGGAATGGATTCCTCAATAGAAGCCACCGCCTTCAGATAGCTATCTGAGACTTCGGCCTTGTGTGTTTTGCGCGGCTCCCGCTTTGACTTGGAGCGCGGGTCTCGATGAGCGGACGATCTCCGCATGTGTTCCTCCAGAATAAGGGGCTTGACAAGATCTGTCAAGCGTTATAGACTTCCTGCTATGACTACCCAAGAGCAACCTTTCTGCCTGATGTACTTCGACCGTTCACTTGGACCCGAATCGGGTCGGCATGTCTTCTGCCTTCAGCGAGGAACCCAGTGGCTGGAGGACGGCCCCGACGAGAAAGTCCCCGAGCGCCTGTACGAGCTGTTTTTCTATACAGACAGAAAGACGGGCGAGCCCATGCTGATGTGGACCGACTGCACCAGCAGGGACGAGACGAGTGTGGGCGAGTGCCCGGCCTCCAGTGATGAGGCGTGGGAGAAGATCGACCGACTGGGCGAACTCATGCGCGAGGTGGCAAATGGACACTCTGCCTAACATCAACGCGATGCTGATGTACTATCCCGAGACGGATCAGACTCACTTCTGTCTGCTCTTCCATTGGGAGATCTTCGATTCGGAGACTCGCAACAGCCAGCTCTACCGATCCGTGGCGATGGCCCGCTGCGACTATGACGGTGGCTGGAAGCTGCGGGTCGTGAACCGCCTCGGCGGCATCCGCACCTACAGCACAACGGGATTTGCGGAAGCCGAGGAAGAATTTTGGCTAGTTGTTCAGGCCATCCTGAATGGACACCGGATCGTCCTCCGGGTTGGGCCGGAGTGCCAGAATGGATGGAGACCATGAGCGCATTCGTCATCCGACGAGTGATGTGGACCCAGGATAAGCGCATGGCCTGCTGGGACTCGGCGCGCACAGAGAACGCTCTGGAGATCCTGGTCGATGCCCCTAACGGCAAACAAGTGTATGCCTATGTGTTCTACGCGGGTATAGGCAAAGGGGACCACTACATCTGGACCCTCTGGACCTACTCGGGCTACCTCTTTCCGGGGTCTGCCTTCGCGGAGTGGGCATGGGTGAAGGATCGTCCCGAGGAACTCTCAACAGCCCTGGGCTTGTGGCTGAGTTGGCTGGAGAATGAATATGCGTCTAAGTACCATTGAGTACGTTCACGAGCGCCGCATTGAGAAGGTCATGTGGCTCGTGGACGTGGCTATCCCGAATCTCGAAAAGCGAACGGACTGCCTGTACATCGAGTTCACGGCCCCCGAGGGGATGACGCGCTGCTGGGTATTCCATGACGAGCGCCAATACTGCCTATGGACCGACGAAGAAGTTTACCGGCCCAGCGATGGACGGCGGATCTCGTCCTGGATTCACGAGGAGGAACCTATCGACCTATGGGATAGCCTCGTGACCTGGATGGAGCAGTATCCGAAGATCAGCGCGAGGAAATGAGCAAAGTGCCTAGCAACATATCAGCAATACTCTGGATAGAGGATATGACTATTCCCGCCGTGGAAAATCCACGAGCGGGTCTCTACGTTCGTGTGGAGACGCCTAAAGGTAATTGCCATGCCTGGGTTTTTCCGGCTCTTTCAAAACCGTATCTGTTCTGCATCTGGACAGATGAGCAGTGCCTGTACCCCCTCAATCCGATCAGTACCTGGGCTACAGTAGAAACCGAGGAAGGTCTGTCCATTGCCCTGGAAGAGTGGCTGGAGTATCTGGAATGATTCTTCAAGTCGAGTGGCGCGAGAAGGAACGCATTCCTACAGTCGGATACCGATGCTACGATTGCGTCTACGTGGTCGCCCAGGGTCCTCATGTTCCCAAGGCCGAGGCGTGGATCTTCGATGACGGGGATGGAGAGGGGAACTGCCCTCTCTCCCTGTTCGTGAGGGATTCACGCGACCCTTCGCAGGCGTACTACTGGAACATCGGGGATACCTGGGAACAGATCGTGGTGAGCCTCACGATTTGGTTGAAGATCATCGAGGAGATGTGACATGGGGCATTACCAACTGCACCAGCTCGAATGGGTTCCCCCAGACCAGGGAGGACTCTTTTTCACCACAACCAAGGGAGAATGGTTCCTGGCGATGCTCTTCACAACGCCGGACAGAATCGCTCCAGGACGCTGGATGATCGTGGAGCAGATTCACAATGGGGGATTTGTCGTGAGCTGCCAACCCGTAGGAAGGGGAAATTCATTCTCGTACATGATGGGAAACCCCCTATACTACAAGAGCGCAGACGGAGTGATGGGGTGGATCGAGAACACCCTGGACGAGTACGACAGGTGGATCGAGAAAGCCGGGAGGGTTGATTCATGAGCCTCGTTAACATCAGCTACGAAACCGAACGGTGGATTCCGGGCTACTCAACGACTAAGAAGGACTGTGTAGACACCCTGGTGTTTGCCGTGAAGAATGGCAAAGGTTTCGCAAGGGCCTTTATCTTCGAGTTTGAGGGCGGGTGGATGCTGTGGATCAACTCCGAGGGAGGTCAAGGTGCCCTGGAGTATAACAAGGACTTGCGGCGGGTTGAGCGAGGTCTGATCCGTTGGCTCGAAGACCCGTTTTGAGGAGGGACTGTGAAACTAATGGCGGTAACTTACGAGACAAACAAGTCCCTGTGGGGGTATGATGCCTTCTACTTCGTGAGAGCCAAGAAGGAAACCCGCCACAAGGAACTGCTGTGCTTTGAAATCAGCGAAGAGGCAGGGGTTAGGAAGTTTGCGTGGCTCCTTTACCACAACGGGGGATGGCTTCTATGGGGACAGATTCCGCACAGGAATTGGTGTGGGCCTTTAGACTGGAGATCCACCGTAGATGCTTTGGAGCCCTGTCTGAGTGCGTTTATCTCCCTGCCTAGTCTACCCTGAGCCCCAGACACATTACTCCCTATGCAACTAGAGAGTAATGTGTCTGGAATCCTACTCTACCCTCGTCACTTAGCTCTTAGGCGTGACGACGCCTTCCAGATCGAGTAGACGCAATGCCTCTAAGGCAAACTGAATCTACACGCACACAGGGGCTACGGGTCAACCCCACAACGTCAGGCTGAGGCTCCTCACCTCAACTGCCCAGGTCCGGCTTTACCAGCGAGGGTTGTACGCTCTCGCGTACCTAACTCACCTGACGTGTCTCCTCGATCCGAAGATCGACCGGGACGGTTATGCCTCTCCTGGCACTCGTCTGGGACACTACACCGTATATGCCACTGGCCGCATCTGGGAAGCCCAGATGTTGGGCTTCCTTATTGGGGCTGTTCAAACAGGGGAAAAGACATGTCATAAGCATAGCACACTTTTTAGGCTTGTCAAGGGTTTGTAGAAAGTCCTTGACAAACTTTGCAGAATGCTGTATAGTGTTCTGTACAACGTTAGTCCGGGGGATTTTCCCCGGCAACTCGAAAGGCAACGGAAGATGGCATACGAATACTTCAACAGTTTGGCTGACTTGTCGGTGGTCGAAAAGGACGGCAAGACCCTGTACTCCTGGACGGTCATCAACAAACCTCGCGCCGGGGAGAAGAACGGACCCAAGGCCGACCCGCGTGCGGGCCAGAGCTTCGTGGCCGAGGTGAACCTGCCCGTCAAGCCCACGGCGGGAACGTGGAAGGTGAACTTCAGCATCAACACCGAGACCGGGGTCTACGAGGCCCGCGAGCTGACGCCGACCAACGTCCGCGCCAAGATTCGCTTCCTGGGTCTGCCGGATGTCGAGCGTGCGTTGGGCAAGGGCGAGAAGCCGGTGGCCCTGCGTGAGCCGAAGGTGGCCGAGATGGGCCGCTACATCATCGCCAAGATCGAGCTGGACAGCGGCCCGTGGGCTGGCCTGACGGCGACCTGCTTCCTCAACGCTGAGCCGATCCATCTGAGCACGTCGAACAAGGGCAAGTTCACCAGAGACTTTCTGCGCTACGGCCTGGGCCTGCCTGCGACCGCCGACATTGTGAAGCATCTGGCGGAGCTGCGTGGCATCGACGGCGAGAACGGAGTCGAGTGGGTCAAGGTTCACGAGATGTTGCTCCAGCACGGCAAGCGCGTTCAGGAGGGCTCGGCCAAGTCGGTCCGCGTCCTCATCAACGGCGTCGGCGCGGTGAGCGAGATCTACACCGAGGACTGACATGGCGAAGAAACCCGCTCCCAAGCTGACACATGTGTGGAAGGTGACGTACAAGGTTGGCTGGATGCAGCAGGGCGAGGAGACGGTGGATCTCGTCGCCTATGACGTTCCAGAGCTGCTGGAACGTTGGAAAAAGCACGTCGCCCGCTCTCTCAAATACACCCCCTCGCCCGTCATCGTCAAGCTGGAGCGGGGCCAAGAGGTGTACGCATGAAGATCACACTGGAGGCGACTGTCATCGCCCTGTTGATTGTGCTGGGCATCCTCCTGGCTCTCGGGCTCATGAACGAGCCTCTAGTGGCGACCGGACAGACCGGCCCCATCACTCCGGTGGTGGGGACGGCTGTCTGCGCCGGGTATGGCTGCTCAACACCGAGGGCATGGTTGCCCTCGATTATGCGCTGAGGTCACAATGGCAACTCCTGAATCTATGTTCGATCTGCCAGAAGAAGAGAAGAAGCACGTCGTTGAACTCATCGACACGATGATTGCCGACATGCAGGCGCGAGCCGACGAGTTCCTGACGGAAGTCGATGAGGCCCGCGATCAGATCAACGCAGTGGCCGACCAGCTCTCCCCCGCCGAGGTGGAGCGCCGGGATCTGGTCACAGGTGTCGGCCAGATGAGCGCCGAGTACGCACTGGTCCCGCTGCGTTTCCTCAAGCAGCATCGGGAAGCCCTGCTCCGCAACGGCCCCGACCTGATCTTCCTGCTCCGTGACATCATCGTCAACGGCCAGGAAGGCACTCGCGCCGCCGTGGAGACCTATCAGGCCAACATCGAGGCAGCGGCCCGCGCTCAGGACGAGGAAGATCCCTCATGATCTACGAGGCTATCGCTTCCCTTCCGGGCACGCACGCCTACTCGGATTACCTGATGGTGGTCTGCCCGTTTCACGGCGGCGAGAAGCCTAATATGATGGTGTCGCAGCGCACCGGCAAAGCGTACTGCATGGGTGAGGGACGGTTCTACGAGCTTGAGGAAACCTATTCTCGGCTCCTCACCGCCCCCGCTCCTCCGTCAGTATCCGGACCTGCCTACCCAGACAGAGTGGTCCCCATTCGACCTGGAACCTGGGTGGCGCAGGAGCTGCATCACCGTCGCATCACCGACTATTCCCGGCTGGCGATGGGGCCTGACGGGAATAGTTTGGCCTTCCTGGACAAGCGTAACCGCGTTCAGGTCTATCGCTTCGGGGATGGCTTTGGCTATCGCACCGTGGGCAAGGATCTGATCTGGAGCCAACAGGACATCGGGAATGCCTTCCTGGGCACGTTGGTTGTATACGGCATGTTGGATGCGGTGGCCTGTGTGCCTGTCGTCAGTCCGCTGAACATGCTGGTCGTAACCGGCACACGCGGGCAGACGAGCTACGCGGCTCCCTATCTGAGCCTGCCAGCGCCCATCTGGGTGTGGCCGGATCGGTACGAGGAGCGCAACGCCCTTCGGCTTCTGTCTCGATTGGGATGGCGAGCCGGGGGCATGATCGATCCACTGCCCGAGTATAAAGACCCCAGTGACGTGATCTCTGTGATGGGTCACGACTGGACAACAACTTACGTGTCGTCATATGTCCTGATGGACTGGAGTCGTCGTGGCGAAACAGAAGCTGTCCACCCCGCCGAGTACGAAGCTGTCCTGGCCGCAGGCCAGTGAAATTGTTGCAGGTCTCATTCTTGCAGGAGACATCTCGCCGCAGGTAGTGCATCCCGAGCACCTGAGCGAGCCGTACAACCGAATACCTCAGCTCTCTGTCGAGCTGCAACGCCTGCCAACATCAGGCGAATACGCGGCCAACATTGGCCCCTTGTTTTATGGACGCGCACTACAGGCTCGTCAAGCAGTGTCAACGTCACCGGCCAACGCCACTGCATGGACGGAAGCCCTACTGGAAGCCTGGAAAACCGAAGCCCTGGCTCGGGAACACACAGCCATCTCGGATGCACTCAGGGCGGGTCGTCCTTACGATCCATCACGGCTGACGAAGATTGCTGCTGCCAATACCACAAGCTACTGGCAGCAGCTTTCTCAAGTCAGTGCAGCGCAGACACAATACTATCCCACAGGCGTCAGCTTTATCGACAAGCATGTGGGAGGCTTGCCGAAATCAATGGTGATCCTGGCCGGAGACACCGGCAGCGGAAAGACCTTCCTGGCCCAGCTCATGGCCGCAGGCAAGGCGGGCCTCGGGGAGAACGTGTACATCTTCAGCCGTGAGATGACGGCTGGTGACATCCGGTTCCGCATGGATCAGATGGGGGTTGATCCGGCGCGTATGGATCGGATCTTCGTGGATGATCGTCCTCTGGACATCGAGGACATGCGGGCGATCATGCTCCGGGATAGCGATCAACCCGGACTGATCGTGATCGACTTTGTAGATTACATCGCGGCAGGCAATGCGTCGGAGGCGGAGTTCGCCCGGATCTATGCCTGTGCAGCGGACATGTACAAGGACCATCGGTGTACGGTCCTGGTGCTGGCGCAGACCAGTCGTGAGGGCACGGGCGTCATGCCCCGCAAGCACGACTTGCGTTACAGCAAGATGGCAGAAAGCCTCGGCGCTCTGGTGTGGTTGATCCTGAACCCGCACACGAGCCAGTATGTGTCGAGCGTGCGAGCCCTGTTCCCGGATGTGGTCCGTGGTCTCAAGCGGGCCTACATCATCCAGGACAAGGCTCGCTACGGTGCCCAGGGCCACAACGAAAGCCTCGGAGTGATCGAAGTCACCTGGGGCGATGGTGGCAAGGGGTTCCTGGACGACGGCACGGATGAGTGGCACGACATGACCATCTACGAGAGTGCAGGTTCCTCTCGTGGAAACAAGGAACAGGCCCAGGCGGCATCCGGCCACCGGGGAGTAAGAGGACCGGGCTATGTATCGTAAGTCACTTGAGAACGGCGTGAACGTGATCTTCAACCCTACCCCCAGTCAGATCATCTGGCCGGGAGAGGGAGAGCGTCGGGTCATCGCCGTGGACATCGAGACGGTCGAGGACGATCCGAACCGGATTCACCGGGCCTCGGGCGTCATGAAGCTCGTGTCCTACACGTTCGATGGCGTGAACGTGTATGTCGAAGAGGCGTTCCCCTCGCAGGGCTATGAGTTCGCCCACGTCTTCTCTGACCACGTTGTGCCGTCCGCCCTGAACCAGAATTACATCTGGGTCTTTCACAACGGCACGTTCGACCTTGCCTATCTCAAGAAAGATCCGATCCTACGCGACAAGGCGGGCAAGCTCAATATCCTGCCTCGCTACTTGCGCGACACTCGGTTGATTGAGAAGGCCCTGTATGCGAACTGGTACAAGAGCTTCAGCCTTGCAGCCGTGACGGCTCGCCGGTTCGACGTGGTGCTCGATAAGGACGTGCGAGAGACCTTTGTGACGGCTACTCGCAACGACCCCATCACGGAGGAACAGATCGACTACGCCGCAGTGGACGTGGCGTTCACATGGCGCATCTATGACAAGCAGCGTCTTGAGGTTCAGCAGGCACCCCCGAAGCTACGGGAAGCGATCCTGCTGGACAGCAAAGCGGCCTGGAGCACGTTGCACTTCCGGGGGGCACCCGTCGATGTGGCGGAATGGACAGCCAACGCGGGACGCAACTCCACGGCGCTCGATCAGGAACTGAGGAGCTTCCCAGCTAATCCTCGGAGCCCCAAACAAGTCCTGGCTTGGCTTGCTGGTCTCGGCATCTATACGCAGACGACATCGGCCAAGGAACTCAAGCGCCTAGCGTCCAAGCACCCCGAAGTGCAACGGCTCTTGGAGATCCGCAAGCTCTCCAAGCTGACCTCTTCCTACGGGCTGGACTGGCTGAAATTCGTGGACCCAGACGGGCTGGTCTACCCGTCGTACAACATCTATGGGGCAGAGACCTCGCGCTGGAGCAGTGCCAACCCGAACCTCCAGCAGATCCCGCGAGGCGACTACCGCAAGATGTTCAAGGCCCCACCGGGCTATGCGTGGGTCATCGCGGACTACTCCCAACAGGAGGTCCGCATCGCCGCATGGATGGCGAAGGACCACAAGCTGATCGAGCTGCTGGACCGAGGAGATGTGTACACCGAGGTCGGACGGATCATCTATAACGATCCGGCCATGCAGAAAACGGACAAGCGGCGACAACTCGCCAAGAGCGCGGTGCTGGGCCTGCTCTACGGCCTCACCCCGAGCGGCATGGCGAAGAACCAGAACATCTCCAAGGACAAGGCCAAGGAGGCGTTCGACGGCATCAAGAATGCCTTCCCGGCTCTGTGGAAGTTCATCCACGACCACCGGCAGGCCGAGACGGATGGCTACGTGTCCACGGTGATGGGCCACATGTACTGGCTCAATCTGTGGGCCTGGAACTGGCGCAACAACGCGGCCAACTCACCTGTGCAGGGCTCCGGCTCTGACATGGTGAAGATCGCAGTGTACAAGTACACGCTTCAGCGCCCGTTCGAGATCGCGCTGGTCGTGCATGACGAGATCGCGGCCCTCGTGCCTGTAGACGAGGCCCCGGCAGCGAAGGCGATGCTGGAGCGGTGTATGCAGGAGGCGTTCGAGGAATGCCTTCCCGGTATGCCGAGTGGCAAGGTGGCCGAGGCCCACATCGGAGCCTCCTGGGCGGACAAGGAGTAACAGATGGTCACAATCATGGTCGCACGCTTGGCCTATCCCATCACTGAGGATCGCAACGCGGAGCCCATCTATCTGGCCCCGAAGGATCTGCCCGAGGACGAGATCAAGAAGGCAGTCACGGGGCGGACAGGCGGGCTACGCGGGGTCATCGTGGACCTTCAGGAGCTGATCGGGGACGAGATCCAGATCCTGGTCATGTTCCCTGGAGGCTGGGCAGGCAAGAAACCCCCGGCAGATCTGGTCGAGGAGCGTGTCAGCAACTACTTGACTCTTTGCCAGGAATCTGCTATTGTAGTGGCTGGCGCGACGGTCTGTAACTTCTTCGGTCCGAAGATCTACAAGACCTACGCGGGAACGGCCTGCAAGGACTTCGGTGTGTGGCTTTATCCGGCCCCGCATCCTGAAGACCTGCTCAACAGTAACAACGTAACAGTTGGCGATCTGGTCATCGCCCTCAAGAAAGCGAGTATGGTAAATGGACGAGTATCAACGCAAAATGCGTGAGGAGATCACGAACGGCATTGGCGAGGCTGTCGAAGACCTCAAGGAACACCAGGACATGGGTCGCTGGTGGGGCTTCTTGGGCACGCTTCAGGCGATGACGAAGGCCGGGGCCTACGGCGTCATGCTGGGCATGGCGAAGGGTTGGGAGACCATCAACAACAACCATGCCGCTTTCGATGGCATGAGCCGCGAGGACTACCTGCGCCAAGGACAGGCCAACCTCAACATCGATCCGGCGACCGGTGATCGCTACATGCGCACCGTGAGCCTGTACGAGCGCGAAGACTTTGTGGGCCTGGACGAGCCCGTGCTGGAGCAGCTTCAGGCGCTGCCGGTGCAGTGGCAGATCCGGGTCATGCAGTCCCTGGGCGACACGCCCATCACCGAGGAAGTTGTCAAGGACATCCTCTCTTCGGGCTCGTTCGAACAGCTCAACGAACGGCTGCGTCTGCGCAAGGGCGGCAAGCCTCGCACGGGCACGAGCTTTTCGATCAACCCGACCGGCGAGGTCTTCGCCTACTATGACGGCGACATTGTTCAGGGTGGACCCGTGGCGGTCTGGATGGGCCGCACCGACAGTCGTGAGTACGCCGAGTTCCTTCGGCGGCTCGGAATCAGGAGCTGACCATGACGAGTGAACCGGGCTATCCAAGCGAAGAAGACCTCGCTCGCATTCACAACTGGAAGATCTACGGTCCCCGCGACATCCGTGCCCTGTTGGCCTTCGTGCAGCAGCGGTGGGAATACTCCAGCTATTTCGATCCCATCCCGCTGGGCGAGCAGGAGTTCCAGGTGCACACTGGGGGCTGGAGCGGCAACGAAGACCTGATCGCGGCCCTCGAAGACAATGAGATCTTCTGGATGGTGTGTTGGCAGGCCACGAGGCGAGGAGGGCACTACACCTTCTCGATCCCGAGCCTGCCGGAGATCCCTGACGATGCTGACACCCAACCAGAATGACATCACACGACAGGCTCTGCTGGACGCGGGGTGGACTGCTCACTACCTGGACCTGGAATACGTCTACGGGAAGTCCATCGGTCCGGTGGTTGCCAGTCCCTCGCTGGGCAAGCACCTCTTCTACGTGAAATGGGATCGGGAGAACAAGGACATCATCCGAGAGATCGGCTGCATCGAGGACACCGGAGAGTTCTCCGACGAGACTGTACACGCGACGAACATCCACAACATGTACGAACTCATGCTGTGGGTTCGCCTCACGGGAGAAGAGGCATGACGCCGACCGATCCGCTTTCCATTTTCCTGATTTCCTACGGAGTGGGGCTCTTCCTCGTGTTCGGAGGGATGACGGTCCTGCTGTCCTACCAGGATGAGGAGGAAAGTGACGTTCCTCCTCTGGTCATTGCGGCGGTGTGGCCCCTGGTGCTGCTCGGCACTCTTGTGTACATTCTCTACATTGCAGTGGAGTGGCCTTTCGTTCTGCTCGGCAGATGGCTACGGACACGGAGGTATAAATGACGCCGACTGACATGTATGAAAGGGTACAAGCCACCGTTGGCCTTGTGCCCATCCAGCGCACCGGTCTTCCCTCCCTCGATGACGCGCTCGGGGGAGGGCTCCGGCGCAAGAGCCGAATGGAGATTGCAGGCCCCGAGTTCAGCGGCAAGACAACCCTCTCAATGGCTCTGGCTGCAAGGGTCTCCGCTCCCGACAAACGTATCTTGCTGGTAGATCTGGAAGGGGTAGGGGACGGTGGCTACGCGATCCAGATCTCGGGTGCCTACAAGCCCTGGCAAGGCGATCTGTGGGTGGCTCCAATGGAGCACAAGGTCAAGGGAGAGTTCCAGCCCACCTCCCACACCGACCGGGCCGACTATGCCCTCAAGGAGTTTGCCGAAGAAGATGTCGTGGCGATGGTGTACGATAGCCTTGGAGCCCATAAGGCAGCTTCATCACTGACGGGCTCCATCGGTGACGCGAACATGGGCAAGGATGCGAAGGAGATCTCGAACTTCTACAGCATGTTCTGGAACGTGGCCGGGATCAAGAACGATGCGTATCTCTTCGCCATCAACCACTTGCATCCGAAGTTGAACGGAATGGGCGGAAGCGAGACTTCCCGAGGCATGGCCCCTCGATACCACAGTGACTACCGCCTCCGGGTCTGGACGAAGCACGACGAGGATTACTGCTGGACGATCCAGGGCACGGTCTACAAGAGACGTTCAGCAGGCACGGGAGACTTCGCAGTCGAGATGGTTCCCCAGGAGGGCATTCACTGGGGACTGAGCGCGGTGCAAGATTGTCTTCGCTGGAAACTTGCCAGTCTGGATCGCACGATCAAGATGGACGGCAAGAGCTACGGATACTACTCCAAGGTCGTTGAGAACCGGAACGACGACGACCTTCTGCAACCTTTCGTAACAGCAGCCAACAAATACGTTGATGAAAGGTGGCCCCTCACATGCTGATCTATGTTGCCGGACCCTACTCGGAGTACGGCGAGTTCACGGTTGCGAAAAACATCGCGGAGGCGAAAGAGATCTCGGCTCGCCTGTGGGAGAAGGGACATGCCGTGATCTGTCCCCATATGAACACGGCCTTCTTCGAGAACGAGGCCAACGTCAGCTACCAGCAGTACATGGACGGCGACTTCATGATGGTCCGCCGCTGTGACGCGATGGTGATGAACCCGCGTTGGCGCGACAGCAAAGGGGCCAAGATGGAACACGAGTATGCCCGAAGCCTGGGCATCCCGATCTACTATTGGCCCGACGCTCCCGATCTGCATCTGACCGAAGTCCGCTGCCCCGAACAGGCGAGGGCCTTCTCTGAGCTGGTTGGAAAGATGTATCGCGTCCACCTGGACAAGAACGCCGACTACTCGCCCGCGAACATCCTGCTCACCGGCAACGTCGGAGCTGCTGTGCGCATCTGGGACAAGACGGCCCGCATCCTCAACCTGCTCGGCTTCGACCTCAAGGTCAACGTTGGCACCTTCTCGGGTGCTCGCTCTCCGAAGAACGAGAGCTTGCTGGATGCCTTCATGGACCTCGCGGTCTATGCGATCATCGGCTGGTTGCTCCTGATCGACAAGTGGGGGAAGTGACGAGATGACCAGCTACGAACATCTCTTCGAGTCACAGCTACCTATTATCAACACGGCTCCGTGGATGGCCGCTACGATGACCAGCGCCGAGGACGAGCGCGAGATGGAAGAGATCGGGTGGGAGGTCATTCACTATTCGTTCCGGCTTTCGGAGCTGGCCGAGTTCGATGTCGAAGCCTTCGATCCGGGCTACGCGAGCATGGGCATCTGCACGATCCACTACGGACAGGTGGATCTCTACCAGTGCGACATGCGAGCAGGCAATACCAAGCCGAGCGCCCCCGAGATCGCTCGCCGCATCTACAGTCTGTATCTGGCCCTTCCCAATGTGGGCTACGCCAACCACAGCGTGATCGAGAACGCTGCATTCGGCAAGCCGCATGGGCAGGCCAACCTGGGGCTGGTGCGGGGCATCCTCTCGGGCCTTATCATCGGGAAGGGCGGGGGGCTTGTCTTCTACACGCCCAGTCAGTTCAAGAAGCTCGTCCACGGCACGGACAAGGTGGACTATCACAAAAAGTCAAAGCACTACAAAGACGCCGTGGCGGCTTATGCAATGGCTTTGGCTCGGTGCAAACAACTGGAAAAGAAGTGACCTATGTATGCTGAGATGCTTGCCGACGTTCTGCGAAAGTACGGATACTGCTGCGGAGACACCCTTACCGGGGAGGAGAGTCGTTCCGCAAACGCCGAGTTCGACGCTGCCTTCAATGACCTGCTGTACAAGCTCCGGCGCGTCGATGTCTTGAACGACCGCGAAGTGCTGGAGCTGCAAAGGGAGTTCATCGGCAATGGCGAGTGATAACAAGCAGCCCCTGATCGCGGCCCAGCTCAAGCAGGCCCTGAAGCTCCAGGACATCGACCGGGATGATCTGGTGCTATGGGCCTGCATCGCGGCAATGGCGCAGATCAGTGAAGCACTGCACGGGGTGTATCTTCACCGCAACTGCGACCGCCGATTTTCCGCGACGGTGATGATGATCCAGAGGGCAGGCCGCATGGCCCACAAGCTCCGCAATGAGAAGCCCAGCCGAGGGTCCGTGGAGTTCGTGGAGAGCTATGTGGACGACGAGTTGGCCGAGGCGTTGGCGTACTTGTTCCTGGCCGCAAAGGAACGCCCAACGCTTCAGTTCCGAGCGGCACGCTGGGCTCGGAACATGGTAGAGGCATCCGAGGAGGAGGTATTGGACGACCTGACAACCGAGGACGACGAAGAGATCGCTGCCTGGGAGGCAGTAAGCAATGAAGCTCTCGACCTTCTTGAACAAGATATCCGGGCCAGCCGCGTGGATGCTGGTCGGGATGCTCTTGACATTGACCCTGTTGTTCTTGACGAAGGAGACTTCTGGCGAGGTATGGGTGACGGCCCTGATGGCGGGAGTGCTCGGGTTCGTGGCGAAGATCCATCCGGCCCGTGAGCCGGATGAGGAGTACCTTGCGGACCCCGAGGACTACCAACCGACACACAGAGACATTGTGATGGACCCCCGGCGAGTGCCCGACATCCAGGATGTGGTGGACCAGCCGGGGGAGTTCGAGGACTATGACGAAGGTGGGGGAGAGATCGTTCGCCACTACTATGAGCAAAGCGGCGACTTCATCAACCAGCAATCGTGGCGGCTCCTCATGCGTTCGTATGTAGCCGTGGCCGAGACCTGTAGCCCTCCGGGGTCGTTCCGCAAAGTGCAGGCCAGCATGGGGTGGCATCCCCGCGAACAGCGGATCTTCAGAGACATGCTGATCGGCGCTGGGCTGGCCGTGGTGGATGCAGGCGGCACCCTGGCCTGGACATCGACCAAAGCCCAGCGGCGCACATGGCTCGCCAACGCAACCTTCCCTTCCACACCGCCCCCTGTCCAAAAAGCCCCCTGCCCTACCGAAAACCCCTCTCCAGAAGTGCTGGAACACCCCGAAAATCCTGGCACACCCGAAAACACCGAAGAATCGTAGGGGTGTGCCAGAAGGGGTCGGAGTTGGTACAGCAGTGTTCCAGGTTTCTGCCCTCTTGGAACACCCCTGTACCAACTTTTTGATTCTCCTGGCACACCCCTGTGCCAGAATTTTGCCCCTTGACAGGTAGGCTGGAACGCCCTATACTCGCCTTCAAGTGAGGGGGCCGTGGCACGGGACATCCGGTTTCGGCCTAGGGAACGGCCCCCTCATTCTGAAACGGGAGATTTATGGGCCGACATCCTGACGACAAGGAGCTGTTCAGCATCGTCTTTCCTGGCCGGTCGGGCTTCTCGATCCGCTGGGCACTGGATGGCTCCTGGTTCATCACCGACAAAGGATTTGGCACGTACCATGAACTGATCGCCCTCATGTACCTCAAGGGCGAACGACCGTTCCGGGCTATCCAATTCGGTGTGGGGCCGCTCATGCTCGCGTTCTACTGGATTGTCGAATGAACGGCTACTTCCTGATCGGGGCACAGCTTGCAAACACGATCATCGTTCTGTTAGGGCTTGTGGTGCTCCAGGCCCTGACGAAAGTACGGAGGCTGTGATGGACACGGAAGCCGAGCTGGCGAGACTGCGCTACGCTTGCCGGAAGAACGACAACGACATTGAGCAGGTACTTGGCCGCGCACTCGGATACCCGAGGTACTGTGACGACCAGATCAACTTCCCAGGATCGACGGACGCGGACGGCGTGTGTGTCGGGGATCAGGTCGCAGCCAGTCTTGCCATGCAAGCGGCAGACCGAATCAAGGCACTCACTGCCGAGCTGGAGCAAGCGCGGGCCGACGCAGACACATGGAAGAAACGCTACTTCGACGCAGGGCGGAGCGAAGATGCGTTCGCGGCAGACATGGCTCGTGTGATGGTTAGCGTCTTCAAAAAAGACGAGGCCCTGTTAGCCGAGCTGGAGGCGATGACGGCCCGCAAGGACAGCTGGCGGCGAGCGGCACTGTACTGGCGAAAAGAGTGGGGCCTATACACAGGGGCGCTCCTTGGAGACTCGTATGTTGCGAGATACCTTGTTGGACGGTCTGTGTCCCAAAGGAACATCAGGCGCAAGCAAGCCGAGCGCGGCCAGGATCGGAGTTAACATGGCAGGAGCTATCTTCTCTCTACTCGTCTTGCTACTGTGGGTCGGCATCGGGCTCATGTTCCTGGCGGCGCACTACGTGCCGCACACAACGGAGGACGAATGACAGGCTGGAACGGTAAGCGGCCCAACAGGGATGTTCGCGGCATCGTGATCGACGTGATTGTGTTCGTCGTGGTTGCCGTCGCCTTCCTGCTCGTCACGTTCCATCAGACAGGATACTGGGGATGAGCAAGCTGACGTGGCATGTGCCGGTGGCGTCGAAGAACTACCGGCTCTCGTTTCAACGACACGCGGCCCGGCAGGGTGGAGGCGAAGCACGGGAATACGTTCCTGTGAACTTCCACCTGCCGGGGAGCGTCACGAACCTGAGAACGTTCTGCACCGACAACCTCGATCTGTATCGAGGCAAGGCCATCGTGGTTGTGTATGACCGCCACCAGCCCGATGACATCGTGCGAGACGATCCGCACTGGGCAGGCGTGTACGGCGAAGGCGGAAACCCGAATGCGTTCGAGCGGCTTCTGAGTGAAGACCGCTGGAAGTTCAGGAGCTGATATGCCTGAGTGGCTTCAAGTCGTCTGTGTGACTCTGGGGATGGTCTGGGCTTTGGCGGCACTCGTCTGTTTCTTGTACGGCCTTGACAACCATGACACGGGGGCTGTGTTCGTGGGGCTGTTCCTGCCCTTCTTTATCCCCCATCTCCTGGTGAAAGCGTTCCGCTTCTGGTGGAGGGCGTTGAAAGACGCGGCAACGGAGGACTGACATGCTGACCGAAAAGAATCACACGGGGCTCGCTGCTGTCGCCCGCTTCTGGATGGGCGTGGCTCTGAGCGGCACGTCGAACTGGCTCATCCTGTGCAACATCCTGCTCACCTCGATGGGCATGGTGGCCGCATTGGCGGGCGGGGGAAACGTGACGTGGGACGGTCTCTTCCCGGTCATCGTTCTGACGGGGGCCACGAGCCTGAGCCTGCTGGCGGGATGTCTGCTGGGAATCATCTCCTCGATTGTCGAGGTGTTGTACTGGCGCGGCGACCTGGACATGCACAATGCGTCGTTCTGGATGCGAGCCACCATCGTCAGCATTCTGGGCTTCGACATCCTGAGCACCGTCTGGGCGTTGACGAACGGCATCTTCTTCGAGCCCGACAACGCCATTCCTTCGCTCGTGCGAGTGGCGATGGCTCTGGCCGTGACGCTGTTCGCCTTTTCAGTCGGCGCGGAGCGATGGATGGTGCTGGGCGTGCAGCTCATCGCCAACAACTGGGAAGAGGCGCTGATGACGATGAAGTTCATCCCGCGCAAGAAGAAAGACAAGGGATGGCAACCGAAGGGCGAGAACGTACACCTGCCTCCGACGAATGGGGCACCATACCCTCAGCCCCCACAACATCAACCGAGTGAGGCCGAGCGTCGAGAGATGCAGAGCTACAAGGATCGTATGCGTGCTGAGGCGGAAAGGCGCAATCAGCAAGCACAACAGCAACACGGAAAGGGAAAACGATGAACGCACGGATCTACTTCTGCAAGATGGGTTTGCTCGGGCAGGGCAAGTTTGGGCTGGCGCTGACGGACGCCTCCATACGCCCCAAGGAGGGCGCAGTGCTATCGCCGGAAGACGAGTCCGGCGCACAGGACATGCTCAACGCGCTGCGGCGCTACATGCGGTCCTGCGGCTATTGGGAGGTTCCGGCATGGCTGTACAGCCTGCTCGAAAAGCTCTCGGACTTCTACTCCACCCTGCTCGGCAAGGAGCCCGAGACGGGTTCGTGGCACAGTGACCGGCCCCACGAAGGAGAGCTGCCGAAATGAAGCTCAAGTCACTGGAGGACGCCAAGGCGAAGGTGGCCGCCTTTAACAAAAAGGCCAGGGCTCTTCAGAAGCAGGAGAACGCCCTGACCGATGCGCTGGAGGCACTGGGCAATGAGATTCTGGATCTTGTAGACGACATGAACCACGTCTACACACCCGACGACGAACGGGAGGACGACAATGACGACTAAGAAGACTCGCAAGCCGAAGTTCCCGGTGCCCGAGATCCAGGTCAGGTCGAAAGACCCGGTGGTGAAGGCGCTGGTCAAGGCGATCAAGAAGAAGGCCGACGAACTCAGCGTCATCCGGGACGATCTAGCCAAGCTCTCTGAAGAGGCTGAGGCCCTGGAGTACAACACCACCGAGGCCATCTACCGACTGGACGAGGCCGCCGACACTCTTTCGGAACTCGTCTGAATCAAAAGGCCCCCTCCGACGAGGGGGCCTTTTCTATGCTGGTCCTGACACGGTGGTTGTGGTGGAGGTCGTGAACTCCTGCACCGTCATTCGAGTGTGTAGCTCTTCGAGGAGCCTGCGCTGCTCGTCCAAGTCGTGCTTCAGTCGTTCGTTCTCCTCCTGCTTCAGCTTGTGAGCAGCCATGAGCAACTGGTACTCCTGAAGGATCGCGTCGTACTTCTTCTGGACATCCATCAGGCGCTCTTCCAAGATCCGCTTGTCCTCTCGTAGCCCCCGCTGGTCTTCCCGGAGTTCCTTGATCTCGGCCTTCATCTCGGTCATACGACGTTCGAGTTCGTCGTTGAGTCGGATCATCCCTGCCTGGACTTCATTGTCGGCCTGGGCTTTTCGAAGATTCCCCTCCTCAATCACACTTCTCGTTTCTGCCGCTATCTTATTGCGAGACTGAGAAGCCGCGTAAGTCACTCCCAAAAATGTCAGCAATCCAGTGGCGACGGTCCCGCATAAGCCAATGATACCCACAAGGATCGTCGTCAGGTCGAGGCTACTTAGAAATTCCACGTCCTTTCTTCCTTCGCCGGACGGATTTCCGGCTTCGGGGCATGGGACATCCGTCCATGACCCAATGGATAGAATCACTCACCAGCAAACCGAGGACCATCCACCCTAGATAGCTTGCCAGTTCCGGTGAGATAGATACCAGAGCAGCAGGCCATACCCGAAGAGCGAACATAGCCAGAGAAGCAACAGTCCCCAGATAAGCAATACGGAGACAAGTTCCGACAATAGGAACATGGGAAAGCCAACTCCGATGAGGCATGAATCGAGAGTAGGGATACCAGATCATGACCCACAAGAAGCCCAGTCCGAGCGTGTACTTCACCAGCTTGTGCTCGAAGCTGTTCAGGGTTTCTTGGTCCAGGTCAGGTGTGAGAGCAATGCCGAGGAGAGATCCCCCTGCGGCACACACAGCCGCAGGGAGACCGAATGGTAGACCGATTATGGGGACGAGGGCGATTGCCGCTGTGACCGAGGCTTTGGCGTGGTCTGCTCCGCTGGACACCGGTAGTATACCTTTCCGTCTGGGGCTTTTCGTTTGACCAGCGTGCCCGCAGCCAGATCCTTGTTGAGCTGTTCGTACATTGCGTACTTCGTCAGGCCGTGCTCTCGTCCTTTGGCGAGCAGTTCCTTCGGCGTGATCTCGCCGGGGCGGCGATCCCAATCCGACTTCCGCTCTTCGCTCTGTTGCTTGTATCGCTTGAGGATGTTTTCCCAGGCGCTCATCTCGTCACCCCGCGATTGTATTGCCACGGGACGCGCCACATGTGATGGGACAGTTCGTTCGTGCTCGGTGTGTAAACGGCTACGCCGATCCAGGGACAAGGCGTGAAGGGCACGGCCTTGAACCCATAGCGTGTCTTGAGTTGCCAGGGAGGACAACAGGTTACTTTGATCTCGCGCTGATTTCCCTTGCGATCAAAGTACCGATGCCCGCCCGTCGCGGGGCTGTGCCAGTGCCCGTACATCCAGATGTCAGGAATGCGTTCCCCGCTTTCGAGACAGTCCATGTAGATGTCAGCGGCAGTCGTGTTTAGTGCGTTGGCTCGCCCGCGAGGAGAGACCGCAGGCTTCGGTCCGTGGTGCGTGTGCCAGATGTGCCGACCGTCGAGGGTGAAGCGAACCTCTTCAGAGCGATCTTCAATTCCGAGGACGCGGGCCACTTCGTTGTCGGCCTTCCCGTCGTCCGTGTGCCATGCGGTGCCTCGAACCATGTGAACTCTGTCAGCCAGTTCCACGACAGGTTGCCACAGCTCCACGGCCAGAGACACACTCAGCAGACCTTTCTCCGTGAACTCCCCACCTCCGCCTACCCAGATGCGGTAGTTCTGCTTGGCCTCCCGCATGGCCTCGATCATCAGATCCCACTTGCGTGCCGCCCACTTCTGCGGCTTGCTTCCTTTGGGATCTGGGGCGAACTCGGAACCTGCGTGCAGGTCAGTCAGGTTCCAGAACTGCCAAGGTTTTTCGGTTTCGATTTCCACTTGACAAACCTTTCTCTTTCGTATAGTATAACACACATGCAGATCCGTATTCAGATTACCGCTAAAGACATAAGAGTTGCGTTAGACCGCCACCGGAAGGGCTGGACCATCGAGAGTCCAGTATCCGTGGCGCTGGAAAGGCTAGGCTACAAAGGGGCAGTCCACAGCCCTGACGGAAAGCATCTGTGGTGTTATGACGTGACCGGGAAGACGTACCTGAAGGTGGCCTACTCGAAACGCCTCCACCGGACGTTGGTTGTGTGGCGGAAATCGCAGGTATGTATTCCTGCCACTTACATTGTCGAAGCTCACGAGGTTCTTTCTGAACCTCATTTCCCTGGATACTCCCAGGAAGGAAAGGCACAATGAAGAAGCTGTTCGCACTTGGTTTGGTCTTGATTGTCGTCGTGTTGCTCGGGGGCACCCTCATCGCCAATGCCCTCAGCGGTCACGGGACCACCTACACATTCGGGGGTATCGGTCCGGCTGTGTCGGGCTACGTTCCCAATGCCAGCGTGCAGTCGATCCAGGTCCACGGCGAGGCCCAGGTTGCGATGGTGTTCAAGGTGAACGGTGTCACGTACCCGTGCGTCTGGAAGCCGCAGTACAACGCCTATCACTGCGACACGCCTCTCTTGCCGCCCACCTTCTATGGCGTCTACCCGTACATCGAGATCCAGACCCAGACCGGCTCGTACTGGTGGGTGGACGTGAATGAATACACGTCTGGTCGTTACATTCACCTGATCCCGGAGCTGATCCGCGACGGCACAAGTGCGCCGCGCACGCCCGGCAAGACCAACACCCCGATCCCGACGGACCAACTACCGTTCTCGGTCGGCACGCCCGGTCCCGTGGACCATCCCTACGAGGGCGGATCGACCGTGACGATTTTCACACCGGAGGCACCATGAGCGGCGGAAGCTGGGGCTACATGTATCACGGGCTGGAAGATGTCGCGGACGCTCTCCAAGCCTCGGAGTATCCGCACCGTCGTCTTCTGGCCCCGGTGTTTCGCAATCTGGCGAAGATCATGCACGACGTGGAATGGCTGGACAGCGGCGACTACGGCCTGGACGATCTGCCCAGAGAAGAGGCATTGATCCGCGAAATCCTGGGGGACGAGGCGTACAAGAACCTCATGCTCCAGGACATTCAGGTTCGGCAGGACGCGATCCAGGCCGACATCGACAAGCTGAAGGAGATACCATGACCTGCCCAGCAAGCCCTGCGAGTGATTTCCTGCTGTGGCTCATGATAATCCCCTTCTCGATTTTCTTGTGGATGGTGCTCATCTACTTCGCCCATCAGTTGATCTGGGTGAGCGTCATGCACGAACGCTGGCCCTGGCAGAAGAAGAAGGACGAGGAGGACTGGTATGGGGAAAAGGAGTAACTTCCAGCGAGTTCCCAGGGACTTCTACGTGACCCCGCAAGAGGCCGTGGTGCCCCTTCTAAGCCATCTCCCGCGCAAGACCCGGTTCGTAGAGCCCTGCGCGGGAGATGGAGCCCTGGTGAGGCATCTGGAGGCCGCTGGGCATGTCTGCATCGGGGCCTATGACATCGAGCCCAGAGGGCCGGGGATCGTCAAGAAGGATGCCCTCAAACTGGTCGAGGCATCAGGCGGGATGTACATCACGAACCCGCCCTGGAGTCGGGATGTGCTCCATCCCCTGATTGACCATCTCCGCGTCCAGAAACCGACCTGGATACTCCTGGATGCGGACTGGATGCACACGAAGCAGGCCAGTCCTTACCTGGACTACTGCAACGAGATTGTGAGTGTGGGCAGAGTGAGGTGGATCGAGGGCAGCAAGATGACTGGGAAGGACAACTGCTGCTGGTATCTGTTTCTAGCTCGTGCTCCCATCGCCACGGCCTTCTATGGGCGTTAGCGATTGTCCTTCCCGCCCGCTGCCTTGAACGCAGCGATCTCCTGTGCTGACCAGTTGATATCGGTCAGTGCAGGACCGCTGTAGGGCTGGGTACGGAACGCCGGAGTAATCGTAATCCCGGCCCTCGTAATCATCCAGTCTACGATCTTGTCGTTCGGATATTTCAGGGCCGTAGCCGCCTCGAACACATCGTTGATCCAATTCTGTCCGGTGTACGGCTTGACAGGGGCAGGAAGAGTCACACCCATAAACTCCTGGAGAGCCAACAGGTCTCCGTCGAATACGTCCAGGTCAACGGGATACCCAATCCCGTCCACATAGCCGATGCTCGAATACTGCCAGAACTTGAAGCGCCCAAAGGGCGCCAGCTCCGGGGGATCATACGTCCCAGTCTGAAGCTGTGTAATCGCGGGCACCGTAGACGCGAAGGGATAACGGGCAATCCAGAGTGGATACCCGATGGCCCACTGACAATACGGGCGGATCTGATTCCAGATGTCAGGACGGGTGTAGATGATCGGCTTCTTACGGAACACCGGCTCAATTGTGTCTACCCACTCCTTGAGAGCCAGTGCATACGCCTTGGGGTCAGGTGCATACTGCTCCACGTCCACGACCGGTGGCATCTCTCCCAGGTCGCCCTTGTCCGCCCGAGACAGCATGAACTCAGCCTGAGCCTTGCCCGAGAAGGTATAGCGCAGGTACTGGTACTGGCTACGAGGAAGCACGCCCCGGAACTGAAGCCAGTGCTTGGCGAACTTGTCGTCCGGCCAAGGAATCGAATCCGCGTTGCGAATAAAGACAAACTGAAATCCAGCCGCCTTTACCCTTGACGGATCGGTCACATTCTGGTAGCTGGAGATGTCCAGTCCTCGCGTATATGATCGCGCCATGATCGCCTCTGTGAACCTCTTATTGAACTGGGGAGCGTTGCGTAGTTCGTGCTTCTCCCATCGGCTGGTGCCATTGTAGGTGAAGATGAACGCAGCCACGACGTAGGGATCTTTCTCAAGCTCCGCCGCATAGTCGCGCATGTACTCCCAATACTGATCCTCGCTGACACCCTGATCGCGCCAGCCTCCGCCGACTGTCTGCCCACCGACGTTGATCTGATCGAACCCGCACTCCGTGATGAGCCACAGGAATGCCTTCCCGCGACCCTGAGCCAGTCGGCGGTGTCCGAGCATGTTGTATAGATCCCGGCCCGCAGGCAGGGTAGCCAGTCCGTACTCGTGCAGGCCAATCAGACTCTTCGTGCTGCCGCCAGCCGCCAAGTACGAAATCAGGAACGCCTCGAACATGTCCGGCTCGATAGCACCCGTAGCGAAGTTCCCGATCACGGCGGTGTTGCCATGAGCTTCTAGGATCTTCGAACGTTCCGCCTCGTGAATGCCAAACCACAGAGCCAGCTCTGCCGTGTCGATCTTGGGCTCATTGATCCCCTCGAAGTACATGTTAGGGATCGGGGTGTTGGCGTTGTACCTCTCCACGACCGAAGCGCAAACCCTGGGGTCCGGCCATCGATTCATCCAGTCCGATAGGTTCTGGAGATCTCCGGGCTCGGCCTTGCGATAGACGATTCGTTTCGTCGGGTAAGCCCTGGCCCAGCCATAGGCTACATCCGGGGAGTTGACGAATTTTACCCACCCCGCTCCTTTGTCCAGGAGGGGTTTGACCTGTTCAGAAACCTGACCGTTCCACAGATCGGCATGGATAGAGAGTTTCATATAGCAAACCAAGCAGACAGAGAGAAGCCGTCTCCGGTGCCAATGACCAGGGCCGGGGTAATACCCAGGTTCCCTGATTGATTATCGACGGTGAAGAACAGGTTACTAGTGCTCACGGTTCCACGTACCACTCCCACCCGGTGAACCGCACCGGAGGTGTCATAGTACGTAAATGTTCCGCCAGAAAACGAGCGGCTGAAAGGAACCCCATAGGGGATCGCGCCCACCTCGATGAGACCGGACCCTGCACTGTTTCCCGTAACAGAAAACCGGCAGGACAGAAACACCAGCCCACCCACAGATTCCCACCGGCTGTCTGTTACGGTGGCGGCAATTCCCACTCCGTTCTGGATGAGGGTTGGATACCACTCCACCTTACGAGGTGAACGAGTCCGGGATTGTAGGTCTCGCAGTTCTTTTTCCAGCGCCCGCAGGCGAATTTCGTGATCGACAATAGGTTCCATTAGTAGCCTTCCAGACACACGAATGACACTGAGGGCTCTTCGGCCCCTTGCCACTGGATAGAGTAGCCTGCCACGGTCATCGAGTACATGTTGTTGTTGTGCAGGATGGTCAGGCTGTCCCCGTACCCAATCTTCTTTCCCCAGAAGTTAGACACTGGTCCAGCCCCTTCGATGATGAGGCCAGTGCGGGGGCGGCGCTCCTGATAGTTCGATTGAGCCGCCACTTCCAGTGCGTCGAGATCATCCTCGTTTCCAAGCGGGACAATCTCTTCCTTGAAGAAGAAAGGGTTAGCCGCAGTGATAACCGGAGTCGTAGTGGGGTAGGTCGAGTATAGGGCAAGGCTCCCATCTCCCGAGCCCAGTGCCGTGACTTTCTCTGCCGCACCATCCGCCTTATGGCTCTCTCGGATGGAGAACCCGTATCGAGAGAGCTGGGCGGACGTGATAGTGTGTTCGCGGCCCATGCGTCGAGCCACAACTGCCCGGAACTCATTCCCACCCAGTGGGGACACGATCAGGTCCACCACAAACGGGTTATCTGTTGCCCGGCCATAGGACATGAGATCGGCGAACACATCCCACAGTTTCTTCCAGGCCACCTCACCTTCCCATGCGGAGAATCCCACCAGGAGGGAGCCTGGAGTGCTGTAGAGCTGGAGACCAGGGACGTTCCGGTAGGTCTGCGCCGAAGAGATCATCTGCTCATTGATGATCTCTGCCGCAACGCTTTGTGGGTAGTCTATCTTGTACCCCTGGGCTGTGTCGTTGTACGCAAACACAAACCTCTTCTCGTACAGGTACTTCCCGTCCTTGGCTGCAACGCTCAGCAGCCGCTGATCTCCGACAGCCACTTCTTCTGTGTCCGTGACGATCCACAGCGTTTCAGACTCTCCCGGCATGTCCACCACGATCCGGTAGTCTGGAGCGATGACACGCGGGATCTTGCAGGTGACTTCCAGCGTTCCAACCTGATCGATGTGCCTACTGATTGAGCACGACACCTCCTCCAGACGTTGGAGGGTTCGACCGCTAGGATCGCACAGGTACAGGGGGATCATTAGATGGTGCCCTTCTCGATGGTGAGCGCCGATGTCGGCACGATCATTTCCACCAGCGGAACGAACAGATCGTCCGTGAGCCCGCCAGAGTAAGTGGCCTCGTAGACAATCACATGGCCGGAAACGGTAGAACCTCCAGCCGCTGCCGCCGACAGAACCCGCACGCTGGAGTTAGGAGTAGCCACAGCCGTCGTCGAGGCCGTAGCCAGATTGAACGAGTAGTTGCCCGAAGTGCTGCTGTGGCGGGACTGGATGGTCATCGTTCCGCCTGTCACGCTGAACCGGATGCGCCCCGTGAAACGGTAGGTGTACAGGTTCTCCAGTTCAACGTGCCGGATCGCATTCGCCCAGGCCAGGGACAGGGAGGTGGTGTAGGGAGCCCACAACGTGTTGACCTGGGTGACGATACTGTTCACCCCAGGATCGAGAGTGAACACCCCGCTCGGCCCCCGGTTCTCTAGAAGCACAAAGTCTTCGGGCAGGAACGGGTCCATCGGGTCGAACGACAGTTCCTCACCGGGCCGCAGAGTGCCGCTGATCGCAAGGCTCGATCCATTCGTCTCATTGATGATCCTACCGACGTAGGTGATTGCCCCGCCACCCACAAAGCGGATGATGGGCGACAGCCTCACTGACGACGGGTTCGTGATTGTCGTCTGAATGGGCAGGGTTCGATAGGGGTTGTTATAGCTCTCCCGCACCAGCTCCCAGTTCTCACTGGCGTACATGCGGCGAGCTACCGAGGGCAACAGTTTCCCGTCCGCGCTGTATTCCACGGACCCTGACAGCAGTCGGTTCTTGTAGGTGAAGTTCGTTCGCCCACCATATAGAGCTGTCTCTTGCGGAGACCAGCCATGCGTGTTGCCGAACTTGTCTGTGAAGGCGAGGTGGGCATTGCTGGGGTCGCCGGTCAGGGAGTTATCGGGGACCTGAACCACGCGCTGGTTCTGGATGTCCGAGATCTCCAGCACGTAGGGGGTGTAGCTGCTTGATCCCTGGGCATAGAAGGCATAGGGAACGCCCACACCCTTGGCTCGCTTTATCAGATTGTCAACGACGTAGCTCTCGGTAGAGTGCGTGCTGTTCTCGTCCAGGTAGGCCATCGGGGAGAAGGCAGGCGTGCCCGCTTCGTTGTACGTGAGCTTGCTGACGATGACCCGATCATCTCCCACACCGCCCACCGAAGTGAGCATACGCAGGTAGACATTCCCGCTGTCGTCCGTCTCGATCTGAGGGCGCGGGTTGCTGGACGTATCCCCGAAGTAGGCGTTCGAGTTGATCCCGGTAGCCGTGTTGAAGAAGGTGTCCGTGTAGAAGACCGAGCTGGCACAGGTGAAGTCACTGCCTGCCGAAACACCGCCGAAGGTGACGTTGGCCGTCGTGGTGAACCACAGCCGCGTGCCTTCGGCACGTACCCGCGTGATCTCCACATTCGCGTTGGAGCTGGTCATCGCACCGATGGTTGTCAGAGATCCGGTGCGGCTGCTCCACAGACAGATCCCCGTGGCCGGAGCCGAGAACTTTCCGTAGATCAGCACGTCCCCGTTCTTCATGGGGATAATGCCATTGACATCCGCCTGTAGTCCGTGGGTCACAGCAAAGGCGGTGGGATAACCAGAACCTTTGTAGAGACGATAGATGTAGCGTGATGTGGCAGACGGGGTAACGGAGTTCTGGTAGGCCAGCACGTCGGCAGGCTTGCCCCACACCCACAGGTTCCCCTCGGCATCTTCGACAGCGCCTCCCTCAACCAGAGAGTACAGAGTGCCCGAGCCCGTCGTTCGCGCCGAGCGATAGGGCTGGTTCTTGTAGCGGAAAGCGTACCTATCGTAGCTGAACGTCACCGGAACAGCCGGATCATTCGTGGAAGCCAAGGCCCCAAGGGTTTTGACGTTCAGGCTCGAAGGGGCATAGTAGATCAGGGGGTCGAGCTGACGGAAGTCAAGACTGATGTCCTGGCTGTAGTTCGTCGTCCGCTGGATGCCCAGACCGCCCGTGTACGTACACTGGATGAAGCCCCAGTCCCCGATCCACTGATCGCACTTAGAGCGGCGGTGGCCGAGCACGAAGGAGGTTCCCTTGCCACTGATCGCGGCAATCAATGCCGCCTTCTTGCGGTCCAGGTTAGCCGAGGAGGCGTCTGTGATCGAGCCCGTGATGGAGAAGTCCTTGGCTACTGGTGTCGAGGAAAGCAAACGATCCTCGCCTGTTGGCAAGGTAATCGTGTTGTTCTGGGGGTTCTCGTAGCCGAGGCCCACCACCGACGACATGACAAAGCCATAGTCCGATAGCGGGGTCATCTTCAGCATGAGTCCGGGAGCCGCCACGTAGGGAGGCTGCTGAGAACTCAGGTCGAAGATTTTGAGGGCCGCTGCCTGGGGCATCGGGATGTGCAGATCGATGGGGGTCGAGGTCACGCAGATGTTATCGACCAGCACATCTCCGGTGCAGGTGAAGCGAAGAACGTGGGTAATGCCGGTGGGGACGTAGTTGAACTGGATCTGCGTCCACTCCCCCAGGGTCACGGTCGTGATCTTGGAAGACAGTGTTCCGCCACCGTAGGAGGCCGCCATCTGTACGGTCAGGCTGGCCGTGGCACCCGAGGCGGACTTCGCATCGAAGGTCAGATAGCACCGCTGGTAGCCTGTGATAGAACCATCCGTTGGAGACTCTAGGGTCTGCCACAGCACGTTGCCGGACGGTATCCGGGCCGCGTGTCCACCGTACTTCCCGGTCTCAAGCCAGCCGTCCAGGGCGAACCCCCAGAAGTCCTGGCCGATCTCGAACCCTCCGTTCCTGATGTAGTTCTTCGTGTCCACTTGGGACACGATGTAGAACTCACTTCTATCTTCGATGTAGCGGGCATCTTGGTCCCGAGGGATGAAGACATTTGCCATGACTTAGACCGCCGTGAACTGCATTTGCCGGAACGAGTTAGCGAGCACGTTTCGGCTCTGCGAGGATTGGACCTGAAGCTGGTAGTTGTTCGTGATGTTCGTTGTCTGCTCCACGTTCGGGGTAGACGAGGACTTTCCCGGAGTGCCTGGGGTGGACTGGAAGCTGGGGATCTCGATGAAGTCGATGGTTGCCACATCCGGGAGCCAGGGGATGGCGTTATACGTCTCGATGAGTTTGTTGACCAGAGCGATCATGTCGTTGACGTATCCTGCGCCCTGCTGATAGGCATCGCGCATAGCGTCCACGATGGAGGTCTTGACGTTCTGGAACATGGTGTGGAGCTTGTCGTACCACGGCCCGAAGGTCGTCTCCGTCTCCACCACCCAGGCCCCGAAGAGCCGAATGACCTCATCCTTAGCATCCTGCACGTAGCCGATGACTTCGGTTTTCATCGTCTCGAAGTCACCCGTCACCCCGCCCTTGATGAGCGAGGCGCTGATGAGCACCAGGGTCGAGAGAACCGTGAACGCCATCGCAATACCGCTCTTCGCTGCCTGCGAGTCTGCCAGGGCGAGGTTCAGGGCGTCCCCGAAATCGATGTTGAACTTCTTCATCGTTCCCATGACGCTCAGGCCAATCCCGCCCACTACCGCAGACCCCACACCGCCCAGCAGCGCGTTCTGCACGCTCTCGGGCAAGGTGTCCCAGGCTTTCTTCATGCGATTTATATTGCGCTCCATCACGTCTGCCACCATGACGCTGGAGGGGTTGATCCCGGTGATGATCGTCACCAGATAGCTGGTATTGAAGTCGTTGACCGCCCCTTCGACACCCTTCCAGAACTCATCCCAGTCTTTCTGGAAGAGGGCCATCTCATCTCGCCACGGCTTGAAGATGTCCCACTTCTCGGACTTCTGCTTGCCCGTGAAGGGCTCCTCTCCACCGAGCAGACTCATGATGTCATCAATGGCATCGCCTGCCGCCCCCGCCGCGTCCGTGAGGGCCTTGGTCAGATCCTTGAGCGCGTCCTGCTGATCGTTGATGAGATCATTCTGCTGCTGGTAGAAGTCCAGCATCATCTTCGCAGCGGCGAGCTGCTCGTTCCGCTTGTCCTGCTCCAGCTTGGCCGCGTCCAGTGCAGCCTGAGCAGCGGACACCTTAGCGTCCCGCTCCTCTTCCACCGCTCGCTTTGTCTTCGTGAGCCGCAGCTCTTCGATGCGAGCCCGAGCCTGGGCCTTGCGGTCCGCGCTCGTGAACTGGCTGTTCAAGATCAGGTTGAGCTTGCGAATTTCGACATCATCGGTGATATCTTGCTGGGTATTCTGAAGTGCCTTGATCCGGGCGTCCAGATCCCCCAGAACGTTCTCGTAGTATTTCGTGATGTTGGCGAGATTGCGCTCGGCCTTCGCCACTGCATTTGTCGCGGTCTGTGCGTTGAGCAGGGCCGTGACGTAGTTCTGGACGATGGGAGCAGCCGAACCGAACATGCCGACGATCCGGTTCTGGATGTCGGTGATTCCGCTCCCGCTGGCGTATCCCTTGATGAGATCGCCCAGGGCCTCATTGAGCCCCATCAGGGCTGTCGGCAGGACGGCCTTGTCCTCGATGTTTGCCATCAGCCCACGCATCAACCCACCCAGGTCGCTGCTGAGGGTGGAGAAGACGCTGTTGGCGTCGGCCTGGGTGAAGCCGAGGAGCCACTGCTCCATCGTCTCCTTGCCCCAGTCATCGATGTCGGGCAGGATCAGCGGAGGCGAATGGGGCTTCAGGAACTTCATGACGAGCCGCCCGATGTTCGCCAGCGCCTTCAGCACCTCGCGGCCAGCACGGATGATACCGTTCCCGTACTGCACCATGAGGTTATAGCCCCAAGAGAAGGCATTCTTGGATTTGTCCAGTCCCTGCTTGACCTTCTTGGTTACGTCCTGGTCAAGCGAGCCGAACATCCAGTCCATCGCGCCCTTGAACGCATTCCCCAACTGCTTACCCCAGTCCCGGATGGTTCCGATGGTACGGGGGTTCGTGAAGAAGTCCACGACTTGCTGTAGGCGCGGGATGAGGGCACCGAAGAGACCTTCCATCTCACCGGTCGCATAGTTGATGGGGCCGAAGAACTCCTGAAGGAGCATCGGCCCGATGTCGCCCAGGGACGAGAGCAGACCCGTGAAGGTCGTCATCGAGGCGCGTTGACCCGCACCTTCGAACTCAGCGAACAGTTCCTTCAGGGCAGGCAGCAAGACCTCGGTCGTGAGCTTGCCTTCCTTCGCCATGTTGGCGAACTCTTGCTTCGTCACTCCGAGCTTTTCTTGCAGCTTGGTCATGAGCGGGAGGCCCGAGTTGACCAACTGCCGGATCTCTTCGCCTGTTGCTCGCCCGCGTGCAATGATCTGGGCCACGGCCAGCGAAGCCCGGCTGGCCTCAGCGCCCGTCACCATGAAGGCCGAGGAAAGGTCGATCATACCCTTCGTCAGCTTGGCCGCTTCCGCTCGCGTCAGACCGTAGGCCGCATACGTTCGGTAGATGTCCTGAACGTCAGAGATGCTGAACGGGCTGTAGATGGCGAGCTGTCGAACGACCGCGAGGTACTTAGACGCTTCGCGGCGGGCCGCAGCCATCGCCGCAGCCGGGTCCATGCCCTTCGACTGGTTTTCGAGAGAACCCTGGGTGGTGAGGCTGATGAACAGCCGCTCCACTCCTGCAACGGAATCGACCGCCGTCTTGATCCCGTTCTGGATCGTGTTGACGAACCACAAGGCCGTGTCGCGCAGTAGCACGCCGACCGCTACTTGCAGGCTCCGACCAATCCAGTTGATGGCCGAGCCCATCGCGTTCTTGAACGCATCCGCAGCCCCGGTCAGCCCCTTGGACACGTAGGCCCCGAGCTTGCCGAGAATACTGCCCGGACCCGTGATCCCGGACAGCAGGCCCTGCATGGTCTTGAGGATGTTGGGGCCACCCCAGTCATTGACAGACTGAGTGGTCGCGGCCATCATGCCCTGCGGGGCACCGTTCAGCCAGCTCAGGCCCGAGCGGATCTTGGCTTCGTTAGCCAGCCGGATCTTGAACTTCGCATCCTCGGCCCGCTCTACAGCCTTGACCTGAGCGTCCAGGTTCCTCTGCTCGTCAGCCAGCTTGGCGGCTTCAACCTTGGCCTTGAGCGCCCTGGCCTTCTCCTCCTGCTTGAAGAGGTTGTTGGCCTTCTGCTGCTCAAGGGCAGCACCCCTGGCAACGTTCTTCTGCTCTTCGTTGAACCGGCCCAGCAGCTCCTTAGCCGCCTCCCTGCCCATGCGCATTTGGAGACGGAGCTGATCGCTCAGGCGCTTCTCTGCCGCCTTGAGCTTGCGAGCCTCAGCAGCCTCGGCCTGACGAACGCTTTGATTCTGGATAACCCCCAGTTGCTTCGCGGCAGCTCTGGAGTCAGCCAGGAGTTTCTGAATGCCCTTTGGATCGTACTCTGTACGAATGACGATCTTAGGATCTCGTCCGTCAGCCATGCCTCACTACCTTTGCGCAGACTTGCGCTTCGCCTGTCTGGTCGCGTCATCGTTGGCGACTGCTTCCATCATGTTGCTGATTCTGTACAGTGCCACGACCTCAGACTGCTGGTATCCATCCAACGCACAAAACCCCTCCCACGTATAGTTGGCCCACTGAGCGGCCAGCCGATGCTCCACTTCAGCTACGTAGCTGAAGTCGGAAGGCGGCAACCTATACGAGAAGAGGGGTCGGCCCTTGAAAGTGGGGTTCCACCGTTCGATTGTGTCGTCAATCGCTTTTGGGGGTGGGCACGGATAGGCCCAGCACCTCCTGCATCAGTTCGGTGAGATCGCCCACCGTCGGGGCGGCGACATAGTAAACCCACTGCTCCAGCTCGGTATCGCCCGAGGGCTCAATGCCGAGTTCCTTCATCACGAGCAGCACGTTCTGGAGTTCGGCGCGATCTTCGTCAGTCAGGGTGTAAACGACACCCAACCGGACCAGGATCTTCTGCGAGAGCTTCATCTGCGCGACTTGCTGGTCTTCGAGCGCCTGGAGGTAATCCGGGTGCGCGTAGTTGGGCTCCAGCCGGACCTTGCCATCCAGCTCCACTTCTTGCATCGGGGGCTTCGGAGACTTGATCGTGGCTTGCGCGTCTTGCATCAATTGCTGAGGCACACGGCGCACTTGCACCGCAATGCCGGAACCAGGGAACGTAAAGGGCTTGGTATCCATCCGTCAGTGACTTTCTGCCCATCAGGGCGAGGGGAGAGGGGTACATTGGGAGGGAGGATTTAGCTCCTCCTCCCTCCCGTCCAGACAGAATTAGCGGGCGCTCGAAGCGCCGATCACGATGATGCCATCCGTGCCACCGGAGCCGAGGCCGCCGAGGGCAATGCGATTGGCCGCAATCGAGATGTGAGCGTTCGGGATCGCCACGCGATTGAAACGATTGACGGTCGGCAGGTTCTGGATGCGCGGAGCCGCGTAGGCCCAGTCCTTGCCACCGTTCCAGGTCGAGAAGACGCGGCCCAGAGGAGCAGCCGTGTCGTGCAGGATGAAGCCGACTTCATCGTTAGCGAACACGATGTCGCGGACCTGTCCGGCACCATTGCCCGAGAAGCCCTGCTGCGCCCAGGTCTCGCCACCGTCCAGCGTGTAGACCACGCGCCCGTTGGCTCCACCGACCCAGTAACGCTGCTTGTCGAGCACAGCCACGGCCTGGATGTTCGTCGAGGTCGAGAACGCAGCCGCAGTCGTGACCGAGAAGCTGACGCCCCGGTTCACACTCTTGATGACGGTGCTGGACGCGCCGACCGCCACAATCGTGTCATCCTCGGCGTCGATGCGGAGCAGGTTGTTGGCCGTGACCGAACCCGCAGCACCCGTCGCCGTCACGCCAGCCGTGATGTCCGAGGACTTGTAGACGTAGCCACCGTTGCACGCAAAGTAAACTTCGCGGGCGGACAGGGCAACCACGTCGTTCGGGGCCTGAGCCAGCGTCACCTTCGTGAAGGTGCCCGGCACGCCCCGGCTGTTCAGGTCGGCCCAGAAGTAGCCCGACTCCGCGTTCGAGACCACGATCAGGCGATTGCCAGCGATCTCGATAGCGTTGACCGCACTCGCCGCAGCGATGCCGTCAATGCTCTTCTCCAGCCACGTCGCCCCGCCGTCCAGCGAGTACACGACCTCAGCCGGGAGACCCGGAGAGCCCGCGCCCGAAGTCGTGGCGATGGCGTAGACGCGCTGGGTGCCGTCATCCGTCGCACCGCAGTCGCCGCAGCTCTCGCTGCCGCCGTACACGATGTCGATGACCTCGCGGTCAACCTGAGCGCCCGCGACCTCACCGAACGACAGAGCGCCAATCGGGAACACGTCCGTCAGCGTGACGCTGAGGCTGTCTTCCAGAACGGTGTCCGTGTCCCACGGCGAACGATTGCCCAGGTCCTTGCTGGTCACGACGGCCCCACCGAGCACCAGAACGTAATCGCTCCAGCCGCCCGTGAAGTCCGACAGGTCCACACACGCGCCGTGGTTCATGTACAGGTTGAACCCACAGCCCTGCTTCTGAAGTTGCGAGGGGATGCCGCCGTGCCGCTCCATCAACTTGATGGTGGCCGTGGGCAGATCGCCCGGAGAGTAGGTCCGCGAGATCAGGCGATAGGAACCCGACTTGCGGGGGTCATGCACATACCGGGGCTCGATGGTGCCAAGCTCGCTCACCGTCAGAGCTTCGACAGCAATGTACGAGCTGTCCTGCCCCGCGAACTGAGCGGCGTTGTTCGGGCGAGCCTGCCCGAACTGGATATAGGTTCGGACGTGGCGGCTAGAAACCACCTCATCCGCATTCGGCTTTGCCATTGTTGAGATCTCCTAATGAGTGCTAGGCAGGTACGCCACGAAGCAATTTACGAGACTTGGCCTGCTTCCAGGCCCAGATTGCCCCACGGGATGTACCAAAGGGGCAGGTCAGATCAGCGTCCGTTGTCTTGAAGTTGTCGCCGTCTTCGATCTCTGCCGCCAAATCCCACTGCCAGCGATAGAGTTCCTTATTGGCTTCAGCGCAGGCGCACACCCTGCGGGCCAAGTCACCCATCGCCATTCGTGCGACCATCTGTGCATAGATCGTCGGCATTCGCCCGTTCACGTAGGGTACGCCACTGACGTAGCGGATCACTACCTTGTCGGGCTCCACACTGCCACAACACCATGGAGAGTTGAGCTTCCAGGTGCTGGTTGTGCTATCCCAGAGGGCCAGATCGGGGGTGACGATACCGGCCTCTCCATTGCGGATGCCGGAGCGCCCAACCGAGTAGTATTCCGTGCCGGGCTCACCCTGGTGACTTGAGGCTTCGTTGCAGTACCAGCCTCCGCCGCAAGGGTGGCTTTCCCAGCGCAGGATCGCGGCCCCATCCTCTTCGGTCTGCCCAGACTCATATTCCACCTTGTAGATGGTCAGTCGCTTCACGAACGAGTCTGGGTCGTCGGGATCGATGTTGGACATCTGGGTACGTGTGTATAGCTCAGGACGGACCAGAAGCCACACATTACCCTTTACCGTCGCGCGCCCACCCGAGATCGTGATCTGGACAGGGCGGATCGCATAGTCCCGTTCCTCTCCGACGACGCGATCATTCGAACTGATTTCGACCGAGAAGACACTGGGGTCGGTCTCGGTCGTCGCAAAGGACAGACGGAACACATCGTCCAGACAGGTGGTGCCCGCATCGGCGCTGGCTTTGATGGTCACGGGGTACGTACCAATTTCGGTACGCTTCTCATGACCGATAGCCTGCACCTTGCCGTAGCGCAGACGGAGGCTCACACGCGAGCCATCCGCTTCCACGTTCTGATAACGATGGACACCACTGTCCGCGAAGTGCGGCCAGGGCACGACTTCTTCGATGTACTTGGGACCGGGCCAGTAGTTCAGGTAGCGAGCGAGGGTATCTTCAGCCGCTTCGATGGATCGGAGGATATCCTGCCGACCCGCTGCATCGAAGCCCTGCCAGCCGTACTCGTAGACCACGCCATTGCACGCAGAGGTCGGGGCCTTGCTCCCATTCGAGAGACCCCAGAAATGCCACGGGTTATAGCCGAGAACTTGCCGGAACTCTTCGAGGGAGAGGAGAGCCATTAGGGGGAACTCTTCGTAGCCGCGTAGCGGGCTACGTTGATACGCGCAGTCTCACGGTCTTCATGTCGGCGGCAGAGCTGGACCACCCCTGCCAAACTCAGCCAAACCACAACCAAGCCGAGATTGAGGCGCTGGACGATACAGGCCGACAAGACGAGCGAGACCCAGAAGGACAAGCAGTAGAAACAGGAGAAGCCTTCGGCCACCCATTGCCACCTTGCGCTCCGGCTGTAGAGGAATTTGCGCCATCGCTTGAACAGGTGCATGGGGCCGTCTTCCTCCACCAACATGGAGGAAACGCGGTAGATCGCCAAGGCGGAAAGGAGATAGAGCCACAGGTCAGGCAGGTTCAGGTTCAGTAGGCTGTTCGGATTTAGGGTCGGCATCTTGCCCTGGCTTTCGCTTCGCAGTCGGCAACTTGATCTTCACGGGCGGTGTCTGGAGATCGACCGCCTGTCGCTGCACGACCACCTCCCACTGCCCCGTGTTGAGGAGCCACTGAACGTCCTCCACCGGAACTTCTTTATACAGGTCCGTGAGGTTGTTCCCGCCCCAGTACACAGCGCCCGAAGGCGTTCGGCCCGGACCCCCGAAGGGAATCGAGCCTTGCTGTGGGCCAATGAACTTGAGTCGAGCCATGTTGTCTCCAGTATCTGCGGCAAGCATAGCCAGGGGATCGAGCCCCAGGAACTCCTGCCGCGCATTGAGGATGTCTTGAACGCCGCTTTGGCCGCAACCGCAACCCATATCAGCCTTTCCTCTGCCGTGTACGGGTGCTGGTGGACTGTCGAACGTAGAGAAGGGGCTGGGGAAGTCTCACTCCGTAATGCCCTTCTTGATACATTCTAACATAGAAATCCCTGTCCTCCAGGTGTTTTGCAGCCGTCCACGCAGGAATCCATTCCTTGGGGATCAACGCCGTCACGGGATTCAGCAGGGTTTCGCCCGCTTCTGGCCCATAATCCGGGCTCTCCATGACTTCTTCTGTTTCGTCCACAACCCAGTCGGTGTACACATACAGCCCTGTTTGACGATGCAGAGCCAGCATACGTTCGAGAGCTTCGGGGTGGAGATAGTCGTCGGCGTCCAGGTAGACCACGTATCGTCCCTGGGCCAGCTCTGTTCCTGCCTGTCGTTTAGGTCCGGGCTGTCCATCTTTCACCAGATACCGAGCGTAGGGCTTGTGGGGTGGGGTCTGGAAGCCTCGATTGACGACCAGGATCAGCTCCCAGTTTCGGAAGGTCTGTCCTTCCATGCAGGTGAAAATACTGTCGAGAAGGTGTTCGTGGGCCTTTCCTACGGGCACTACCACCGAGATCTCAATGGGGTAGGCCGAGACTACATGATAGCCTTGAACCGGAGCCGCCAACGGGAACAGCTTGTCCTGCACCCAGGGGAGCCAAGTATCGATTGGGACGTATTGCTTCGTGCGACTGGCCGAGCCGGAATGCAGTCTGTAGTTGAACAGGCCGTCTTCGGTCACACGTCGGGCAGTGAAGCCCGTAGCCAGCCCACGAGTCCAGAACTCCGCGTCCTCGCCCGGAGCATATTCTTGTCGATAACCTCCGGCGCGTTGCCACATCTCCTTGCGGAACATGGCCCCAGCCGGGATGCAATTTTGCGGAGGAACGCCACCAGCCGCCTGAACGTCCCACGAGAACTCCGGTGGCCACTCGGCCAGCCGGGGCTCTACGCCCTCCTGAATCATCATCAGTCCGGTGTAGGCAACACCGAGGGCATACTCTCTGCGGAACGCGGGGATGAGGGTATCCGCGTAGTTAGGAGCGAGGTAGTCATCAGCGTCCAGGCATACGATCAGGTCTCCGGTAGCAGCGGCGATACCATCGTTTCGAGCAGCCGCCACTCCCTCATTATCTCGCTTTGAGATGAGCTTGTCGGGCGTGTGAGCACGAATGACTTCCAGGCTGTTGTCGGTCGAGGCATCATCCACGACCACCACCTCAGCTCCGTTTGCCTTCGCGCTGTCAATCGCCTGACCCACGTACTTGCTGTAGTTATGATTTGTAACGACAACCGACAGCTTGTGGGGCCGCTTCATGGAGTACGCATCGTGATAACAACGTGCGTACTCTCGTGCGGCACGGTCCCAGGTGAAGTGCTGGGCTGTCTGTCGAGCTGCCGCCGAGCACTCGTCATAGTGCTCCAAGATCCAATGGTAGCCCCGCAGCAGGTCGTCATAGTCATAGGGCCGACACAGGTAGCCCTCAAACTTGTGCGTGACGAGATCCCGAGTGCCGCCCCAGTCAAAGCCCAGAATAGGCTTGCCCATCGCCATCGCTTCCACGGTGCCAATCCCGAAGGTCTCTTCCGTGGTGGCGAGGTACATCAGCGAGTTGGACAATACCTCGCGCATGTCCCCGTCCCCCAGCGGTCCGAGGACGCGCAGAGACGAGGGGCCTGACTTTGTGAAGGTACTCCAAACGTCAATGCCCCCGGCTGCAAGCCAGTCCGCAGGCGAGGGGTCACACACGTCTTGAGGTCGGTTCTTGTTCCAGAGGACATAGGAGCCCTTGGACGTGCGGTGATTCGAGTAGAGAGGAACGTCGATGCCGTGTCCAATCACACGCGGCGTAATGCGCATGTCTCGCTGGAAAGGATAGGCAACCCAGTCAGATGGGACCGTGATGATCTTGGCGTTCCGGGAGCTTTCGATGATCTCCTCGTTGATCCCGTGGTGCCAGCGGTCATAGCGGAACCCGCGCTCCTCGGCGTCGGCTGTCCAGTAGATGCCGTGCAGGTGAAGCACGTCGATCCAGGGCAACTCGCCCATGCGCGTGTGTGAGGCGATGACCTGGGCCTGATCCGAGGAAGCAACCAGCTCGATGTCGTACTTAGGCAGGTACTTGTACTGTGCGTGAACGACCCGGCCAATACCATTGTTTGCTTCGATCTGTTCCGGGTGCGGCCACAGATACACCTTCAGCGCCATCAGAAGCCTCGATCCTGCCACGAATGGCCGACATGATCCCACAATGTTTCCGTGCGTAGGTTGACGGGAATGCCCACAACCGGGGCCATCAGATCCAGCTTGCCCAGGTCGATACAGTTGTGGCAGAAGCCCTCCTCAGTCTCACCGAGCTTCAGGCCCTCTGGGTACAGCCCATAGTACGCATGGAAGGAAATGTTCTTGAGGTGCGGGCGATTGCTGGGGATGTACACTTCCGGGCTGTCCCAGCGCACTCGCCAGTAGTTCCCCACGAGGCGGGCATCGAACGAGTGAGCGGCCACGCCCATGAGCCGAATCCACTTCACCGGGTTGAGCGGATCGCGGAGCACCTTGATATGGTCATCCACGTCCAGCGGATCTCGAAGCCAGTGGTCATCGTCCATCTGGAGGATGATGTCGGTCTCCTGGTTGGCCGCTCGCAGTAGCGTGTTCAGGTTGTTGCCCAGGAACCGGCTCTCGGGCTTGATGACAGTCACGTTGGGCTGTCCGTCGAACTTCTCGGCTACGTTGTCCGTGCCTGCGTCCCCAATGAAGAACTTGATCTCCTCCTGGGTAATCAGGTTGCTCTTGATACGGACACACGTTTCCCACAGCAGATCACGTCGATTGAAGGTGGGGAGGACTACCGCGATCATCAGTCGTTCTCTTTCTTGGCACCCTTGCCGAAGATGCGGCCCTTGTACTTCAGGCGGAACCAGCGAATGCTGTCCACATACGGCATTTCCTCGAACTCGTAGGGCGAGTCTCGCAGGAAGTCTTCCAGAGCCGCGTTGACTTCCGGGGCGTTCTCGCGCACCACGCCTGGGTTCTCCCAGGAGTAGCAATCATGCACGGCCAGGATGCCGCCCTTCTTGAGATGGCGAGTGTAGCGCAGGTCATTCAGCGTCTGCTGATAACTGTGCCCACCATCCACGAAAAGCACGTCCACGTAGCGAGCCCACCACTCGTACTCGCTGTCCGAGTCGCACTGGATGAGCTGAACGTTCGGGACCAGATACTTCCACTTGGATGTATCGATATCGATCCCAAACACAGAAACGTCCCCTCGCGGGGACAGGAAACAGATCAGACTGGCCCCGAACTCCACGCCGATGTTGAGGATGCTGGGGAAAGGCTTCTCGATGCTCTTGGAGATGTCGTACAGAAGCTGTCGTTCTTTTTCGGTGAGCCAACCCGGAGCCGTCTTGTAGTCGATGTCAGTCATGGAAGGAGGGGGAGGGACCAAAGCCCCTCCCCCTTGACCTTTCTACTAGCTCGCTATTAGCGAGGAGTGCCGAGGCTCGGGACCGAGCCAGCGGTCGTGCGGCCACCGTTCACGTAGAAGCTGGTGTTAGCGGTGTCCCAGCTTCGGAAGTTCACGAGCGGCGTGTACTTGACGTTGTTGATGCGGCCCGCGAGGTGCGGGGTGAGCAGGATCAGGCGAGGCTCGGTCGCGGCCAGCATCTGCACGCAGAAGTTCTGCGCGGGTTTCTTATGCCAGATGAAGCGGCCATTGTCCGAGGTCCAGAACATGCCATCGGGAGCCAGCGCCCGAGCGGCATCCATCGCGCCACCATTCTGATCGAACGGCAGGTATTCCATCCAGGTCACGACCTGTCCGCCGAGGACAGTCATCGGGACGAAGTAGATGCCAGCCGTGTAGCTGCCACCCGCGCTGCCGGTTTCCGTGATACCGTCATCCAGGATGACCGGGATCTGGCGACCATCGACCAGCAGGTACTGGCCGGTGCGATTCACCATGTCGCCGCGCATCTGATCGGTCATTTCCGTCAGGAAGCGCCGATCCAGCTCAACCGAGGTGCCCGAGCTGATCGAGCAGCGAGCCGTCTGGTACGAGCACGGCCAGATAGCTGAGATCTCGTAGAACATCGCGTGCGGCATGACCACCGCCCACTGAACGGGATCGAGGCCCGTGCGAGCCGCAATGAACTGGAGCTGGCGAACCATCGAGGTGATGTAGTTCACGAGCTTCGTGCCATTCGCGCCCACGACCGAGATGTCCAGCGAACCGAAGTCCATCAGGATCGAGTCAGCCGCCGGGGCGAGGATGCCGGTCTCAGCGTCCTTGTAGCCCGTGTTGATGAGGTAGTCGAGGCCATAAAATTCCTTATAGCCCCCACCAGCCGTGTTGTTGGTCGGGTTGCCCGTGTAGAGCTTGCGGGCGAAGTCGCGCTGCCACGCCACCGCAAGTTCGAACAGGAGCTTGCGAATGTCGCTGTTGGCCGCGCCGATGTTGCCGCCGCCTTCGCCCGTGGTCGGGGTGAAGAAGTCGCCAGCACCAGCCGGGTTGCCATAGAACTGGAAGTCCGAGAACTCGGCCCTGTTGTTCCGGCGATTGAAGCGCGTGATGTCATAGACCTGCGTCATGCGCGAGAAGCGGCCCCACGCAAACGTGTGGGTCATCATCTTCGACAGGCCCGACACAGGCGGGTCATCGCAGACGTTGACGGGTTCATTCGAGCCCGTCGCGCTCGAAGCAGTCACGCCCGTGAACAGACCGTAGAGGGGGCTCTCGGTGTTCGAGGGGCGCAGGGGCAGACGATTCTGGAGGCCAGCCGACGGCAGGGTGAAGGCCGAGAAAATCGGGCGCTCCATTCCGGGAGTCGAGAAGAGGCCACCGCGACCGTGAGCCATGATTCCAGGCGGAGCGTAGGTCGAGGGGAAGCCCTTCTCGGCCTTGATCTCCTTCGTGCGGGATTCCAGAATGGCATCCGCCAGTTTCTGGTAATCGATCTCGTTAGGCATGATGTGATTCTCCGATGAGTGCTTACTGGGTGGGAATCCCCGCCCACTTGGCGAAAGCGTCGAACGTGTCGGCGGGCTGAACAGCCACGAGATCCTTCACGTTCTCCTTCTGAATGACGGTCTCAGGAGATTCGGTCGCCCGATACTCCACCTTGAACTCTTTCTGGGTAGCCTTCGGCTGGAGCCCAATCAGGCGCTCCAACGCACCGGCCACGATGTCAATCTTGGCGTTCAGCTCCTTGATCTGGACGGCCTGCTCGTCACGTTCCTTGCGGACCTGTTCGAAGGCCGCATTCACGTCCGAGAAGCCCTTCTCAATCGGAGCCATATCGACGGTGACTTCCTTGGTCTCACGAGCCTTCAGGGTCTCCACGTTCTCCACGATTTCAGTCAGGAGTTCGGCAAGACCTTCGGGATCGATCTCCAGTTCCTCTTCCACAGGGGCGTCTTTCTCGGCTTCTGCCGTGGCCTCCGCAGTCTCCGCGACCGCGCCGACCTCGGCTTCCTTCTTGGCGAGATCCAACAGAGCGGCCTGAGCAGCAACATCGCCCTCAGACTTCGCCTCGGACACAGCCAGGGCCGCGTCAGCCGCTTCCGGGGCCTTGGCCTTGAGCCAATCGAACTTCCATTTCATGTTATGCTCCAATCTCAACGAGGGTGAGTGGGTTCGACGCACGGCCTTCAGGCAGCAAGCTCACTTCGTAGATATTCGCCACGGTGAACTCTTTTCCCTCGATGAGAGAGTCTGCTGGGTACGTGAACCCAATGCTGGAACCGAGTTCGTCTGTGTGTGCGAGCAGACCTTCCCCGATTCGCTTGTCAGAGAACGTGCCCTCCATGCAGAGGGCGTCCTGGGTGTAGTATGCGCGGTCGGCCATGCCGAGTTCGATCCGCGCCTTAGTCTTGTGGTCATACATGTGCCACCAGACGAGGGGAATACCCGCGTTTGGATTGGCCTCGGCCCAGCCCTTCAAGGCACGCTCTGTGACCCACTGGCCGTCCTTGTCAGGACCGTAGGGGGTCGAGGCGATCAAGCGCCAGCGCAGCGTGTCCTTCTGGACGGTCAGGACAGCTTCTTTCTTCTTGCGCGAGCGAGCATTGCCGAAGAGCTTGTTCACCTTGCCCGCAAGACCACCTGCGCCGTGAGTGGCTTCATCCACCGAGCGCCGCTGACGAGCCTGCCAGATGGCGCGGAAACGATTGATGGTGGTCTTGTAGTCGGCGCGGGAAAGAGTCTTGGAACCCAGTCGCTTGTCCACGTAGGACGAGAACTTGTTCCGACTCTGACTCACGGGCTTGCGCTGATTGCGTTTGCTGAAAGCGAAGCCACCGAACTTGATGAACTTGCCCTCTGCGGTGCGTGGCTGGCGACCGGCGACCTTATTGGGTCCGGTCTTCTGCGCGTCTTCTTTCTTCGCGCAGCCTTTCTTCTTCATCATGCGAGAACGAACGTCCATCATACGTTCCTTAGAGCCCGTATAACCCGGCCCACGGCTTCCTTACGATATTTGCGGAGCAGTATCCCGGACCAGTTACGCGGCTTGATGCCAGGATGGTCAACGTGCATGACACGCGAAACCCAGGACGAGCCTGACTTGTACGTGTCTCCGCTACCAGCTCCTGGCTTGAGGGAGCGCGAAGTCTTCGGGATGTGCTGACCACGTTTGCGATTGCTGGCCCAGGGGAACGACATACCCAGCGCGGAGTGCGCGTCGATGGAGTGTTCCTTAGTGCCTTTATCGAGCCAGAGGAACCGCTTGTCTCCGCAGAGGAGATCGTAGTTGCCGAGGCTCTTGCGGTGAATGGCGGTGCTGAGGGGATCAGAGAACTTCTGAGTGGCTGTCTGGAGATCCGTATTGGCATCGACCAGCAGGCTGTTCGCCACCCGGTCTATGGCCGTCTCGGTTCTCTTGATCTTGTCTTGGACAGCCGCTTCGAAATCGGAGAGGTCGAACTGGATGAGAGGGACGGTCATCAGACCCTGCTCACATCCAGGTCCACTGTAAGGGTGCCGTCCTGGAGCGTCTTCTTGAGGGTGGGGCTCCATGTGACCTGAATGTCATATTCGAGGACGGCTGCGGCGGTCATTGAGTCTGTCGCAGTCGGAGGGACCACGACATCCGCAATGTGCGTTTCGCCCGGAGTGGCCCGAATCACAATCGCTCCGCCCGTCGTCGTGATCTGGAAGACACCGGGATCGGCGTCCGAGATCTTGTACTTGGCAGTCATCACGATGCTCGCCCCCGTGAGAGGGAACGGGCTCGTCACGCCATTGACGGTGCGATAGGACGCGAAGGAGAACTCTAGACTATCCCCGCGCTTCATGCTGAGGTGTACGGTCGGGCAGGTGTCGCTCATGGGGTTTCCGTGGTGCCGTACTCAACGGGGGAGAAGACCGAGGTGTGTTCTACGTCTTCTCTACTCATTGTATACGAGATTTCGCCATATTCACTAAAATGTGCTACCTGTGACATCTGGGTGGGGTAGGACACCACATCCAGGAGGGCCAGGGACACCGTTCCGGGCTCGATTGGCCCAGTCAGGATCAGGCTGTCCCGTGTCGGCCAGCCGATTGCAGGAATACATTCCTCGGAAAGCGTGCTACCGAGGGAGGTAGACTGCCCGGTCGGCCAGCCCACAGCCAGGACTGCGGTGTCTTCCGCACCGGCCCCGAGGCTCACAGTCTCTGTCGTGCGGTGAGTCTGTCCGGGGGCAGCAACGTCCAGGAGCGTAGTGCCGATCAGAGCAGCACTGACGCTGAACAGAGTCCAGGCAAGAGAAGGACTGTCGGGGGAGGTAATCCCCAGGCTCAGATTGTCTCTGCTGTCGTATCCTATTGCCGGAGCTGCCGTGTCCTGTGGCGAGCTGCCCAGGGACAGAGAATCTTGAGTGACCAGCCCAAAATTGGCGCTGGCTGTATCATTGAAGCTAACAGTGGCCCCAACCGAGACTGCATCGACAGTGGGAAGAGCCAGCGCAAGAGATGCCGTATCGGATCGAGTTATACCCGCCGATACCGCGTCTTGACTGGAATGCCCCTG